AGATAGACTTTCAGTAGATGCCGAAGGTATTGTTACTGTAAAAGTATTTGTTCCAGTAATAGTTGCCGTAATTTGTAAAACAGTATAATCTGGTTGACCATATGGTGCTAGAACCCAATAAACCGTAGCACCACCTAAATTCATAGGATTTATACCATCAGATTGATATACCGTAAAGTCAATTGAATATTGACTTCCCCCTACAAATGAAAATTCTTCGAGAGAATTTATGTTTGTGAATGATGTATATGACATTATTTATTTAACCTCCTTTTAATACCAATCTACCAAAATTCCATTTATGAATTTAAAATGAGTATAAGAATTTGGATTAATTGTTATTGTCCCTCCAAAACCCTCGTCAAGTCCATTTTTGGTTCTAGTAAGAATATCCGACTGTATAATAATAAAATTCGGACTATATAAATAAATATAATTATCTGCCGAAAGTTCTAAATTTTGGGGCGCAAATAGATAGGCACTAAATTCCTCTAAATTAATAAAACAATTTGTACTAGATAGTTCTATTCTTGTAGCATGAACCCAAGAACTCCCGCTAGAAAAAGAACCAATTTGAACTCCCCCTGTCCATCCTAAAATTGTTCCAGTTGATGCAGTACCACTCAACATTTTACTGAATGGAATATCAGTTAATTGTGTATAACTTACAGCACCGAGTAATTTATTGGCTGAAATAGTTCCAGTAAAAGTACTTATACCTCCAGTAATATTCAATGCTCCCCAATTCATATTACCATTTCCGTTAAGGTAATATGTTCCAGAAGTAGTTCTTAATCCATTACTGTTAATTACCAAACTACCTATTGCTCCACTCGTTGCAGTAACCGCACCACTAAAACTTCCAGTGGCGGCAGATAATGAACCAGAAAATGTGCCAGTAGCACCAGATAACGCTCCAGAAAACGTAACATCTCCAGCACTATTTACTACAAATTTATCTACGGGAGTTCCACTTACAATCTTTTGAATCTTAAAAATTTTGCTATCTGAACTGTTGATGTCCATCAGTATCTTTGCATTATTTCCAATAATAGAAAATTTAGCATTCTTTAAGGTTGCTCCAGTTGCGTCAAGAATAAAGTTGCTGTTGGCATCATCCGGATTGTTGGTAATCTTTAATGAACTACCCGCTAGTAAAACACCATAAACAGAGTCCGCAACTAATCCAAATACTCCGGGAGTGACCTCCCCTAAAGCAACTTTGCTTGTAACAAATCCATCATTACTAAAAGCCAGAACACTACTGGTTAACCATACTTGAGTTTGTTTATAAGCAGAAGTCCCCGGAATAATAGTTCTTCCTCTCAACCCATTTTGATTGATTAAAATTTCTTGATTGGAATTACTAATCAAATTGTTTGTAGTAGTATCCAATGCCGAAGTAATAAATAATGAAACATCATCTTTATAAGTAGTATTCCAATTGCTCCACAGTAAATTATTGAATGAAACATTAGAACCCATCTTGACTACATTACCAAACAAGTCAGAATAAACAAATTTACCATTATCTAATCTCAATCTATTACTAAAGGTCATTGAGAAATCCGATGGATTATCAAAGGTCATATTTATTTCCAATAGTACTGTTTCTACCTGCTGAGTATCACTCAACTCGACAAAAAAGGTTGAACCTAATTCTGTTTGGTTTGTGAAAACAGCAAATTCTGGTAAGTCTAAATAATTAACAGCTTGAAAACTTATTTCATATCTAGGTTGAGAGACTCTTCCTAGAACATTTATGGCTTGATTATAAAGAGCCTGTTGAGCGTTTTGAATGTCAACAACTGTCATCAAATCTGTTTGAATTATGTTTTCATTTTGATATGTATTTTCATAAATAAAATTATTTAATTCAAGTAATTGAGGGGCAGTAAAATTATTAGCAAAACTAACAAGAGTATTTATTTCCTGTATGTCAGCTGTTACATTAGATATTTGTGTTTGTTTATTTAATATTAATGTATTTTGAGTGTCTATCTGTAATTGTTTTGCGACCATTTGTGCTGTTATATCTGTATAAGGTAACGCACCTTGAATTCTTACTTTTTGAAGACCTTGTAATACTAAGTATTCGTTATTATAGGTTGCGAGAACAGATTGCAAAGATATTAATTCAGTATTATAAGTAATAAGTAATGATAACAAAGAGGCATAAGTAGATTGATTTGATGCAATCAATGCTTCCCAAGTTGTTATGGCGGTTATTAAACCAGAACTCATCCAATCTGTGGACATGTAATATGAAAAGTCATATATCTTGTCTGTACCTAAAGGATTTACTGCTCTGATATTTAAATTCCCACCACCATAAACAGAAAGGGATGTTGTAATCTCATCCGTTTTTTCTGATAATTCTGCCTTATCTATAAGGTTATCAAAACTTAAAAATATATCACTCTGAGATGTTGCGTTTGCGTTTGCAACCGCAGAGATTGTTCTGTTGTTTGTATCAAATATAAAAATACATTCAAAAGCCGAAGATACCTCTCCTGCCAAAAATCCATATATATTTGTGTCGGCAACATTGAACGTTCTGTATAAAAGTTCCAGACTTGCATCAATAGTTCCGACACTCCAATTTGGAGCAAGTTGAATCATATCGTAAAGTAAAGTTCCAGTAGGAGAAATTGTATCATATAGTTTTACTGTTCCACCATATCCAGTTATTCTTTTTGATATTAATTCATATTCTAAAGAATTACACGATACGTTTTTTATTGGAATAGAACCATCCATAGATTCGGATGCATCGTTTATTACATAATATCCATACCCTTCTACTAGAACGAGTTTCTTATTTTTTACCTGTTCATACGCTTCAAGATTTGTTATTCCCCCATCTATTGATTTTGGGAATATAAATTTGAATTCACTGATTGCATTATATCTGAGGGTTATATTTGTTTTATAAGCTAATCCGAGAGAGTATAATTCACTCTTGTCTGGATTACACAGTGTCAAGTGGGGGAGTTCTGGTTGCCCAAAAGAATCAAAATATTTAATCATGTGAGCCTCCTTTTAACCTCCAAGTTTTTTGGCGATTGTCTGAACTGTTATTGCAAGAGATGCAATATTACCCTGTATTCTAATGTTATTAACTCCCGGAATAAATCTAAGGAATTTTTTATTAAAATTAGCCATTCTTTTTAATCCCAAAGAAGACGACATTGTTTGATTGGATGAATCTATAGTTATGACTTCTCCCGCTGATAATGTTATAATTGAGAATACCCGATTAGTATCAGAGGAATTTGTTATGGTTATATATCCACCGAAAGAGTTCATTGTTATAGCGCAGGTTGGGTATAGATAAGCACCCTTATCGTCTGAACTATTATAAAAAATAACACTGTTGTCTACTGTTGGAACAGAATAAGTATAGGTTGTTGTTTTGGGATAGTTCCACGCATAGGGAGAATTACATTCTATCGTAGCAGTAAAACCAACTATTTTATTTCCAACCCTATTTATTTTTGGATTATTGAAGATGCAATTAAAATAAACAGATTCCATATCTGGTTGCATAATTAGTAATTTGCGATAGGTTCTTGGTGAGAATAACCATGCTTGAATAAGCTGAAAATCTTCAGCGTCAATTTCATCGCTGTGCTGTGTGTTTGCTGATATTTCAAAACTAAGATTTTGAGAAGGGGTCATACCGTACAAATAAGGAGTACTTTTTCGATAAATCTTTTGATTTAAAATGTCCATAGAACTTGACCCCATACTGGAATCAACTGCTGAACCATCTATTTCGCTTATCAGTAATCCAAAAGTTTCGGATGGGATTCCATCGAACTGAAACGAACTAGCATAAAATGCCATGTTTTTACTCCTTTCTTTATTTTATGAATAAGACTACCCATACATATATAAATATACGGGTAGTCTTATTCTTTATGTATTAATTACCAAATAAGTTTGCTGTTCTATTAGAACCTCTAATTAGCAATGCTTTGTTTAATTCATCTAATACTTGGTCTGCAATATTTTTTATTGATGGTAATATTGTTTTATCTAATGAACCATTTACAACAATGTTCATAAGATTTCCCATGCTCACACCGCCAGCAAAATTACTTGATGATGACGATGGATTAGAATTCATTGTTGCAGGAGATAAATTTTTCATAAATGTATCCATTTGTTTTGAATTGACAACCAGTTCTCCATCTAGAAGTTTTGCAAATTCTTCATTAGATTTTAATTTTGGTTGATTTCCAACAAATCCAGATTTTACCCCGCTGTGTCTTCCTGCGTATAAAACATTGGGATTATTTCTACCATTATAAACATCAACATACTCGGAGTTTTGGGAAGGGTCTCCAGACGGGAACGGGATTTGTGAAGCCGCAAATAATGCTTTAGTATAATCTTCAACTGCCAATGTAGCCGCTTCCCACATTTTAGTAATATCATTATCTATTCCTGTTCCATACTCTCTATTCCATTCAGTCAATTGTTTTAGAGTCGAATCATTTTGAGCCAAAACAATATCCATTGCTTCTCTTCTTAGATTTCCTTCTTTTTCAAGATAATCATCTACGAGAGAAATTTGTTCATTCAAAGATTTTTCTTTTGCGGCATAAGAATCATCAAGACCTTTCGTGATTATTTCATATCTTTTCTCGGAAGAAATAACTTCTTCTTCGAGTGATTGTTGTCTTAATTCCGACTCCCTTTCGTATTGAGCCTGAGATTGTTCAATCTCGGATAATTGAATATCTGCACTTTCTTGAGCCGCTTGTTGCTCTGCGTCAAGTGCTTGCATCTGTAATTCGTATGCTCTATCTGCATCACTTTGAGCAAGTTCTTGAATCATTTGAGATGCCTCTGCCTCAAGAGTCAATCTTTGTGCAATAGCTTCTTCACTTGTATCAAGACTCAATACTGAAATTTGATTTAATATATCCACAAGAGCCTTTTCTTTTTCTGCTCTTGCATTATTGAAATCTTCTTCCTCTTTCTTTAACCGAATGGATTCTTTCTGGAAGTCAATTATTCTCTCGTATGCTTTTAGTTGTTCTTCGATTGCCTTCTTTTGAGAATCATAAAGTTCATTTTGGGCTTTTGCTTCCGCTTCTAATGCTCTCTTTTTCTCGTCATTCACTTCTTTAATTTTTTCTATTTGAAGTTTATAACTCTCTTTAATTTTATCATCTTTATCTTTTAAGTCTTTCAATTCTTTTTGAAGAGCGTCTTTTTTAGCGTTTGCAATTCTTTTGAGCATATCAACAATTTCAGATGTCAATTTACTAAAATCTTGATTAGCTATAAGGTCTTCAAATAATTTATCTTTTTGTTCTTTTAATGATAATGTTACTGGTATTTTTATTGGTGGAGATTGTTCAACTATGTCTTTAGCCTTGTCCATAATTTCATCAATTATGTCTAGGAAAACTTTTTGAATATCGCTTCCAGTTAGTTCAGCAATATATTCCTGTTGGGCATCATCACCCATTTTTCTAAATCTGGATTTTTCTGATTCTAGGGCTTTAATATAAGCGAGTTCATTTTTTAATTGTTGTTCTTCTGGTAGGTATATGGTTGTCCCGCCAGCGGTTATTCCCTCATTTTGTGCAACGTTATACAAGGTCTTTAAACTTTTTGCACTTTTTTTTGCAGATTTATCTAATTCAATCTGCATCAATTTTTCTTCTAACTCAATTTGCTTTTGAGTAGAAGTATTAAGGGTATCCATATTTTGACTGGTATTTAAAATATAGTTTCCATATGCGTCAAATTTACCAGTAAGAGAGGGTACTAGTTCATGCAGTTTATTTTGAACATCTAAAAACGCTTGGGATGAAACCCCTGTTTTATCAACTTCTTTTTTTAGTTTTTGATACTCTACCCCAAGAGAAGTTATTTGATTAGATTTATCTTTCAATGAGGAGATTGTCTTTTCATGCTCCGCTATGGATTCATTTAGTTTATCCAATCTTTCTTGAGCAGTAGGAATGGCGTTTGCAATCATGACAATTGCACCAACCGCTAAAATTGCCCATCCCACAGGATTTGTAGCCATTAACGCCAAGATTTCAGCACCTAGGGCGGCAACTCCGCCCTGCAAGGTGACAACCGACAAGGTTGCAATCACAGAAGATAAACTTATTTCTGATGCAAATGCGGCATACGCCAATCCTGCCGTTATTAGGATTGGGGCTAATCCCCCTACGGCGGTAACAATATCCAATATTGCTGCCCCCGTTTCATATAAACCAGTTATCAATTTCTCAGAGGCAGAAGATGAAATCATCTTTTCCCAAGATGCTGTCATTTTATTTTGAGCAGCTTCAACAGATTCAAGATATATTAAATATCTTTCATCTGCTAATCCGCCTGATGCTTTTTCTGCGTTTAGTTGTTTTCTTATTTCTGCTTCATTTCCTAGGAGGGCGAGTAACTTATCGGCTTGCCGAACCATTTCTGTTACTTTGTTTCATAAGCCAATGAAACGTGACCACAAATCAATGTGGCGCATAGGAGTTTCTTCCTATGTCTGCAATTTCAATATTTTCGCAGTATATATTTGCAGTTCAGACTATATATTTTTCCAAAATTATTTTGGAAAGGTACTTCAGAATATATGTTACCACACATTCCCTGTAGTCGTTAGGGTGTCATGCTTTCACATGTTACCTCGGTCTTATCTATGCGATTAGACTTTGACCGATATAGTATCCATCCGATTGAATATAACAATTGTAATAATCAATCCTCATGTTACCATGAGTTGCGGCATTCATTTTACCGCCTATTTGTTGAGCAATAAATAACTGGTCTTCTTTATTTAACGTACTCCACTTTCCAGCAAGTTCATCTATAACATCTTGCAATTCTCTAAATTTTCCATTGCTATCTCTTAATTGTACACCTACATTCTTAAGAGAATCTTCTACTTTATTTACTGCCTCGCCTTCAGAATCAAACGCATCCATGTTTTTGATTGCGGTCATTCTGAGCATAATGGTCTTCCACTCTATTACTTTTATGACTTGATTAATTTATATAATCAAGCGGAAAAGGTGCTTCTAAAAGTGTCTTTACACTTGACCTCTTCTCTACAACTTTATATATACTTGTAGTTTAGACTATCGCTTCTCCATAAAAAATGGAGTTTCTTCACTTAGTCGTTGCAACTGCACAGGAATAATCCTTGCTTGTTGAGGGTTATCTATTTTTATATAGACTTTCCCCATTAATCAGAAGAAATTTTATAATGTGGTTTATGTATTATGCCACAAAAGCACGATTATCAAAAAAAATTATGCTTTGTCCGATAGACTCCGCCGAGAGTCGAGTTACACTTGAGATTGTCCCAATGTACGCAGCGAGGTGGTCAAAGTCTATACCAGTAATTTGTGCGGCTGATGCCGTATATTGCATTGCTTTTGCTAATTCCAATCTGTTACTTTTATGACTTTTATATAGTATATAAAAGCGAGATGGACTTTCATCCATCTTCAGTATCTTTATGCATACATACTGTTCAGACTAAATATTCACCTCTTAAAAAGAGGGGATAACTTCAGAATATATGTTACCACACATTCCCTGTAGTCGTTAGGGTGTCATGCTTTCACATGTTACCTCGGTCTTATCTGTGCGAATAGATTTTAACCGATATAGTTATCTTCTAATAATCATTTATGATTATCCATATATTACTATATGTTCAGCCAAATTTTTTAGCTGCTGAGGTCGCCGCAATGTTATCAATACTCCAACTGTTACTTTTAGGGATAACGCCTATTATAACCACAAATATTTGTGGCGGTTAAGAATTTCTTCTTAACTCAATGGTTTACACATGTTCGCTCATGCCATTGTTCCGACTGTATATTCTTCTCTTATAAAGAGAGGATGACTTCAGGGTACATATCTCTATATACCCCCCGCAGTCTGTAGGGATTGCTATTTTATATAATTTTTAAATATTTCACCTAGTTTCGACATGTCTTTTTCGTAAATTGCAATAATGTTTATTTCATTGTTTTTACATAATTTTATTTTTCTTTTTGTTTTTTTGTTGTATTCTTTATTATTCAACCCAAAAAATTCAACAACGGTATGAAAATCTTCCAGATACCAGTCCATAACTATATTTTCATTTAGAGTATCTATAATTTCATGATAATATTTTTCTTTTTCATATGCTACACGATTATCTATTAAAAAATTAGTTATGATTTGTTCTCTTATTGATAAACATTTATCTCCGTTTTTAGAATAACAACCTATACCATACGTCCCACTATTGAAAACAAATCCAGCCATTTCACAAGCATTAGAAAAAGTTCCAAATCTATCATAGTATGTATCTATAGAAGGGAGGTCTCTACTTTTTTGAATTTCACCCGTTGTTGGACATCTTCCGAATTCTTTTCCAAGCTCTTTCAATTTTTCTAATAAAAATTCATTAGTAAAATCTTCTGGATTTTTTCTCATTTTAAATTCAGATAAATTATTATCTCTACAAACTTTTACAACCAAATAACAAGTTCTATTTATGGTATGAGTCATCTGTGTGATTGTCATATTTTCAAAATTTTCCAATATAAAGGTTCTTTCTTCTTCAGTAATTAAATCATTTGCGACATAGACTTCCCCATTGCTTCTATACCTTTTCAGCCCTAAAGTTCTTGCTTTTTTACTAATGGTTTTCCATTTTTTATCTAATTTTTTTTCAAGAAATTCCTTTGAAGAACCTTCGTAATAGTCAATTAAGACTTGAGTATCTAATTCACTCCACCAAAAATCAGATTTTAAATATTCTACGTTGTTTCTTTTTAAAAGAATATAGATGGATTCTTTTTCTCGATTGAGTTCCTTTGCTATTTCTGGAACGCTTTTTATTTTTACCATATTGAATATTTTTTTTATTTCTCTTTTAGTAAAGATTCTTTTTCCAACATTATTTACTAATTTTTTAAGTCCTAATTTAGACGCTCTACTTTCTAAAGAAGAAACGCTTCTTTCAAAAATAACAGACAGTTCTTCTTGAGATGTTGTAGAATAAATTTTCTTGAACCTTTTAGTTTCTTCTTCAGTCCATCTTTTTCTATTCATTATGCCTCATTTTTAAATTATATAAAATAGCTCTTTCCTCGGTCTCTTCATGCGAATTGAGTTTGACCGATATAGTCATCTTCAGGAATAATTATACCATAAAACATAAATTTATGCAATAATTATTATACCCATATGTCACCATATGTTTTGGCAAATATTTTACCAACTTATCTACAACTTGAGTAGTTTCTTCCGCTTCCATCTTGAAACCATTCATAATAGAAGTTAAAGCTTCAGAACTTGCGGCGGCATCCATATTAGCTAACTTAGATAACTGAGTAGAATTCTTGATAAGTGTAGCGGTTTCTTCTGCTGTCTTACCCTGCCTGATGAATTCGAGACTCCCTTTAGCCACCTCTAAAGTAGAAACACCCATTTCCTTACCAAGAGTGTTATAAGACTTAGCTAAAGTATTAAGTGACTCATCACTCTGACCAGTAACCAATTGAATAGATGTCATTTCCTTATCTAAATCTTTAATATATTGAATTCCTAATCTAAGCTGATTAAGTGCTTCATACATACCTCTAATAGCAATCTGATAATATACAAATTGTTTTGCTGATGCTCCTAATTTTTGAATAAAATTATCCGATTCTGTGGTTGTCTTTTTAAAACTTTTACCTAAAACATCCATCTCACCAGAAAGAGTCTTTATTTTGGCATTAGCCTTAAACATATTATCTGGAGACATATTAGCCATAGAATTATTAATTCTTATAATGGCTTCAGCTTTTCTTTTTGCGTCAGATAAAGAATCTGTTGGAGCATAATTACCCGTTCCAGCCATGAATACTTTTGCCTTTTGAGCGGCGGCATTTCCGAGTTTTGTTTGCTGGTCTATATAGTTTCTGGTTGCGTTAGCTCTATCATTTTCTATATTTTTGTCTCTTTTTATTTCTTTTTCTCTATTTTCCCAATATTTTTCACTTAATTTTCTAGATGCCTCTTGTTGAGCTTCTGCCTTTTTTTGTATCCTAGCAAGTTCATTTCTTTGTGCGTTAGCCCTTGTGTTTTCAATATCTTTAATTCTTTGTCGCTCTGTTTCAGCATTTTCTGCGTTCTTTACTTCAATTTCTTGTAATTGACTTTTTTGTTTATTTAAAGCATTTTGTTTTTCTAAATCGATTTGTTTTTGTTTATTTAATAAATCTTCAAGAGCTTTTGTATTTTCTTTGATTCTTGATAATCCACCCGCAACAGCTTCCGTTCCCCATCTAGACTTAGGAGATGCGATACTGCCAACATCTTTGTTAATTTTATTTCTAAGGTCTTTGGCTTGTTGAGCCATATCTGGAGAAAGGTTCTTAAAAGCATCTTTTAATTTTGTTTTTACATCTTGAAGTTGTTTAGTTAAATTTTGTGTACTAATCTCTATGTTTAATTTAGAATTTTCTGCTCTAAATTTCTTCATAGCCCCATCAATTTTTAAAGTATTGACAACAGCATCTATCATTAACTTTAAATTATCGTTTGCCATTTACACCTCCTTATCACCTAAGAGGTGATATTTTACTATATCTTTTTATCGTCTAAATCTTTTCTGAAGCCATCCAATTCACTCCACTTTTTATCTTTAGCAGTAACATCATTATAAACTGCGACCATGAGTGCGTTGCTCCAGCCCATAATTTCCTGAATCAATGCGTCAGGTAAACCAACAGTAGATAAATGAGTGGTAATAGAATGTCTAAAGGCATGGGGATAAATATCAACTCCCATATACGAAGTCATTCCAGTTATCCAACTTCTAACAGTTCCAGCCACAGCAGGAGTTCCATCTTTCTTTACAAATAAATATCCATGTTCTTTGACATCATTAGATTTCAAAATCTCAGAACGTTCTTCAATCCATAATTTATAATATGGTAAAAAAATATCTTTGACGATATATTTATAAATCATTTTACCAGTTTTAGTTCTTCCTTTTGTCTTCATCATCTTAGTTGTTTCTAAAAATATACCTTCAAATGCGGTTCTATTTTCATCAATCAAATCAACAGTAAAACGAAGGAGTTCACTAAACCTTGCACCTGAAGCAAAAGCCAAAGCAAGCCAACATGCTTGCTGAGTATCTTTATTTTTCAGATGTCCCAATAATTTATTGATATCGGGTTCACTTAAAATTGTTTTTTCTCTTGCTTCATTCTTAGGCATGTTTTCTACAACCTTAAGTATTGTGTTTTTGAACATAGGATATTCATCATCATAAAACTTCTCAATAAATTGAGATAGCGAAGATAAACACGCCCTCATCCTTGAGAATCTTGCCGACTTCCATTGCAATTCACTTGTAACATAAGAAAAGAAATCTGCAAATTCTAATTTTTTTATATCTATAAAAAACTTATTTTCATTATACAAAACATTGTAGCAAAAGAAAATATATAAATCACTCCTGTAAGCCTCAATGGTGGTATCCGAAGAGCGGGTGTTCTTTTCTTTTAAAAAAGCGTCCATAAGTTTTCTGTTTTTTGAATTGATTTTTTCAATCAATTCATCTGTTACAATTTTTTGTTTAAATGTTTTTCTTGCCATTTTTTATAACCTCTTTTTGTTGAAGAAAATATGCTTTGCCTAAAGCATAAGCATCCCCCTCATCATTATTATTGAATTTTATTTTTTTATTATTATCTTTTATAAACATAAAAAAATCTTCTTTCTTTATATTTCCATTACCGCATATGATTTTTCTTACTGATTTGGCAGTAATATAAATTTGTTCTACATCGTAAAACAAATAATTTATAAGTCCAACAACTCTAAATAATTTCTGTGTAATTTCATTGAAACGTGAAAATCCGCGTTCAATAATGATATATTTTATATCATATTTCCTTTTCAATTTTTTTACCTTATCTGCTATAAACTTTAATTTATTTTGAATATCAAACTCTAAACTTGGAGCAATTGTTCCCTTATCGATAAATTTTCCTTTATCAGTAAAAACACAATATCCAGTTGAATTCAAACTTAAATCAAATGTGATTATATACATTTTACCTCAATTGTAATCCTTGTCTTTTAGCTTCTTCTTTTATCATTTGTTTTAAACTATATTTTCCAGATTTGCTTGTAATTTTTTTTAAAAATCTAGTCCAATATGGTTTTCTATATTTTGAAACATGGGTGGGTTCTATAACTTCGCCCGTCATCCCATTTGTTCCTCCGCCTACTTGCAAATCGCTTGTATATCCATCACCTCTATCAGTCGGGTCATCTCCACCTTTATATGCATTATTCAAAATATCGGCTAGATTTTTTCTGACATCTTTTTTCCCCACAATAGACCGATGGGCTTTTTTATCCAACGAAGATGGAACAAAATATACGGTTATTTTTGGATTTCCAGCGTTCTTTGCTGTTCTAAAATTCCAGGCATCTAAAAATTCATATGTTGGCTCATAGAATCCAGTGTTTTCATCTCCATATTTTCCGCCATAATATTGCTGATTATAAGTTGGGGGGATACCACCATAAACATCTTTTACAATTTGTTTTTGCAATTCTTCTAAAAGTTTTTCTCCAACCCTTTCAAAAATTTTATCAATATCCTGGTTTATATAGGCTACCAATTGTTGTTTATTTTTGGCGTACCCCAAGTTCTTCATTTTTAGCCTCCCTCAATTTCTTAATGTTATTTTTATTAAGGGTTTTATCCTCTTCCTCATAACCACAAGAGGGACAAACTTCTATCGAGTGTCCCTCACATTCCCTTAGTTGAAGATTTTCAGATTCACATTCAGGACATTCCTTATTTAAAATTTTTCTCAATTTTCCTTTGGTATTTTTACTGGACATAACCGTTGTCCGACTTCTTTTTACCGTTACTTTTTTTTATTTTTACTGGCATTTCTTCCTTGATTCCCATAGCTCCAATTTCTTTTACTGTGTTCTGAATTGAAGTAAGCATATCGGCATCAATACCTTTTTCCGAAAACGACTGAATAGCCTCAACAATTTTTTCAGTAACCTTGGCGATACTTTTTTCTAAGGAATTCTCTCTTTCAATTTTTTCAATAGTTTTACCAATTATCATTTTTACAAATTCAAAATTAGTAATTTTTGAAATAACATCCTCAAATAAAGAAGTTGATGCCACAACAAAAAACTCATCAGCCTTAATAGTTGAATCTGTTGCAACCTCAAAAGTCGTGGATTGTAATCCATACTCAGCAAAAATAACTTGAGATTTATCATTGCTTTCGGAATAATATTCTGAAAGGTAGGTGGATACCAATTGTATTACATCTTCAAGGGGAAGTATCTTTTTTATCTTTATTACTTGGTCTTGAAATGTAATTGTATCATATTCAGTTTTAGTGCCAGAAAGTTCCAAAATCTTCTTTTCCATTTTTTTTCTCCAAAAAATTAATATTATATTTTATATGATTAATTATTTTTAAATTGACAAAAAACTCACATGAAATGAGTGTTTTATCAACTTATATTATTTTTTTATATCTTTTTGTACTATTTTTCGTCCAAATGTACGAAATCGTCATTTTTATTGGTATATTTATTTTTTTTAAATAAAGGTTCAGGTTGTTTTTCAATTTCTTCGGTTTCATATACATCACCGATTTTGTATTTGCTATCTCTTATGGATATTCTTTCGTTGCAACCATTATTATCAACGACAATATATGTTGGTGTAACTAAAATTATTTTTAAAAGTTTATTTATTTTCATCAATACCCTCCCTATACGGTAAATCTATAAAAAAAATATGGAGAGTCTTTTTTATAAACTCTCCATATTTTTTATTCATTATACAGTAACTACAACGTTAGCGTCTATAGCTGTTTTGGCAGTAATAGTAACTTTCAAAAGGCTTGTTCCAGCGGCAACTGAAGTAACGAGACCGCTTGCACTAATGGTCGCAGTACCAACCGTAGCCGAAGAAAAAGTTAATCCACTTGTGGGAGGAATGAAAGCAGCACCAGTTAGAGGAATGGCACGAACAATCAGTTGTTTGGTTGAGGGATGTGTGAGACTAAAATCTCCACCTTCGATTGAGATACCAACAACATTGTCATACCAATTGGTATTGTAGATAATTTCATCAATCTTGGCATAAGTAGCCTGAGTTGTACAACCAGCCCACGCCTCATTTGCCGCCAAAGCTCTAACAGCCAAAGGAGTTGAAGCAACGCCATCGGGAGTCAAAGAAATTGTAAATGCGCCAGTAAGAGAACCCTTCGGGACTTCGATTTGAACTTCACCAATGATATTGGTTGAAGCATCACTTGAAGCCAACTGAGCGACCATCACCAAACGAATGATGCTAGGAACAAAGTTAGAAGGAATTGTGAGACTACGAGCAGCCGCATTCAAAGCATAATAGCGAACACAAACCACATCTGTAGCAACACCGTGAGACGAAGTGAAATTGCTACCACTAAAGGTAACGCGCTCAACAACACCATCTTCGTGAGTAACCCAACCATAAATAGTTGTGCCAGAAACAGCGAGAGGAGTTCCCGCAACTGTTCCAGCACCCAAAGCACCAAGGGTAATGGTTTCTTCGGTATACACGTTTGAGCCTGTCACAATATCTTGACCAACCTGTTTTGAAAGGAAGTCGAGATTCCACTGAGCGTCAGAAATATTAATATTCATTTCTGCGGTGTGGTAATAGATATATTGCAATTGATTTCCACGACCCGCACGAACATCGGTATTACCAAGTGTGGTTTCAATGCTTGAATCTAGCAGAGTCTTGCCAACAATCACCAAATTGCTATTGGAATCATAGCCATAAACATCTGCTGTAGAAACTAAAAATTTCTTCATAGAATATCCTCCGTTTATTTTTTATCTTCGAAACTAATTTTTTTCTTCATCGCATCCAATTCAATCATATCGGGATTTTCTGTTTCAGTAATATCATTGAGCCAATGCTTTATAAACGATTTGTCTTTGAAGGAAACCATTCCAGACATACTGCTTTGCAAAAAAATCTTATAATGAATTAATAAATCCATTCTTCCAATTGATTTTACAAATTTTCGATATGTCATTTCATATATATTTTCCAATGGCAAGCCACCAGCAATAGATAGAGAAACGATTTGGTCTTCAAAAGATGCTGGTTTATTTTTGGCAATTTTAATTCTCAATTTTTTACCTTCATCAATTTTATCTCTAATTTCTTTTTGAATGCTATAATCAGGAACATCAACTAAGTTTTGTTCCAATATTATTTTTTTTATTTCTTCAAAATCATCATTCGTGATTTCAATATTTAGTATAGATAAAACATATTTATTGTTTTCATCTATTTTAAATTTTATATTATCAACATCTGTCTTTAGACAGACATATATTAATCCAGCAAGCATTTGAATGTGCCTATTTTCATCCGTAGCATATTTTAATAAATAATCCATATAACCCATTGATATTATATTGGTGTCAGGTATACTATTTTTATCTATCAATAAACATTCAACTGAAAAATTAAAATGAATATAATCTTTCAATCTTACTGGATATATTTTTAATCCCTTATAATCAACAGGGTCATCAAATATAAAACTATTTAATTGCAGTGTGTTTGTCATCTAGTTTTGCTTGGTTGACATCGTTATTCTTTTCCCTCCAAAAGGTGCTTGCCCACTTTCGTAAACCTTGTCGGCTTTTGCGATAGCGGCATTAAATGTCAATCTTCCAAGTCCTCCAATATTAGAACCGTTTAAGGTTGAAATTAATTCTTCCACGACACTATCAATTCTGGTTGTATAATTAGACATCGTGTTGATTCTGTAATGACAGTAAACATCGAAAACCATAACGGTAGTATTGACCGTTCTGTTTTCTGGAATTACAGAATGCGGAAATATTCTAAGAATACATGCTTCATTTATCCAGGCGTTGATTTGTTTTTCCCCCATGAAGACTCTATACAAAGTCTCGTCTGGTTGACCAGCATAAATTAAAGAACGCTTTTGGGCTATATTTGTATTTGTCTTATCCCAAGCATCAATGTCATTGTAATATAACAGTTTCCAAATCTCCTCATTGTTGTCAATCAAATAATTGATGATATTATATGAAAAAAATTTGAAACCAGTTAATTTTGAATAAGCATAGGTATCAGTATTTACTCCAGTTGACATTACCAACCTCCCTTGAGTAATATGGGCATTTGAATAGATGTGCTTCCAGAAGTTGCAGTAAAGATAAGAGAACTCTGGTCATATCGTTTTATATTTCTTACCCATATGGTGTTTCCAGATAAAATATTATATTGATAATTACTGGATGGAACGCCATTAGTGTTTAGGGAATATGTGAAGGTGTCGGGTTGTAAAATACCGTTTAGATATAAACTAGTTGTGAAAACCTGCTCTTCTCCCTCATAGACATAATCTATGGAGGGCGATACAAGAACAGAATAGTTATTTGTAGGAGTTGAAGTAACAGTCAGTGAACATGTTTCCGTTATAGATGGATTATCAGTAAGAGAACATGTAATTGTAGATGTTCCCGCTGATACAGGCGTAATCACGCCTCCAGAACTAATTGTGGCTACATTTGTTTTACTGGAACTCCATGTAACCGCTCTGGTAATACTTCCACCGTTGAGTTCCACAGTTGGGATGATAGTATATATATCACCAAGAGCCATAGAAAGATTAGAAACATTAAGAGACAAAGTATAGGCGTATTCTCCAGCGTCAGCTACTCCATTTACAAGGTCATCGGTATCTGAGTTCAATTGATTAGCCAGCAGAGATAATCTCAATAAGCCAACACTATTCATATCCGATGTAAATAAGTTATTATAATTGTTTATACCACCACCCATAATTTTATAGGCGTTCCAATTATTCTGATTGCCAAATATAAACCTTCGGCTAGGTCTTATCTTATTACTTCTAATGTTAAATTGACTAAAGATTTCCATAAATCCAGACGGTTGAACAAGTGAAGCTCCACCCGTACTATAATCTCTGGTTTCTTTGATGGTATAATCAATAACACATGGTTGAGAATAAACTAAACCAGTATCAAAGTCTTTCCATCTTAAAAGATTGTTACATCTTCTAATAACACAAGTAGAAGCAAGATTTTTTATGTTTTCTATGTTTGACACAATCCAATAATTATTATCAAATTGAAAATATTGACCTAGTGTTGCAGCTTCAGCGGGGCTTTTGAATAACAACTTCTTGAAGTCATCTCCAATAGCCATTGCTGTTTTAGCTTCAAACAAGGTATTGATTCTCACATCTGTGTCAACGTATTCTTCTGAGCCATAAGGATATTCTTTTTGAATTGTAAACCAATCCGATGAGACATAAAACTCTTTTTCCAAATTCGTTTGAAAGTCGGAAATCAAAGTTCCCTTTGGATTTTTATTCATAGAGAGACCTGCATTTAAAAATCTATATGTCATACAAGTCTCCTTTACATAAAGTTTCCAAGAGTCCAGGCAGTCCAATCATTATGTTTTAACCCGTAGTCAATAAGTAATTGAGAACACTCCTCCCTTAATTCAGAGAGAACATCCTGTTTACTTTTTGTATTTTGGGCTTCACTATAATGCTTAAAATCAGAGTCGGTGATATTCCATCTCATCTGAAGAATGTCTTTCAACTCTTTAGCCATCCATTCCTTGACCATCAATTTTGATAATATTTTTTTATTTTCATCGGTCATCGTAAAATTAAAAACCATAGTTGTATCATTTCTATCAGTTAAGTCTTGTAGGCAAGAAGAAAATTCAGGCATTGCAAGTATCATAAATCCTAACAGATAAGTATTTAAATTTGTTGTATCATTCAGAATATCTTCATTGTATAAAGATAAAAGACGATAGTCTTCTATTTGAGACATGAAGAGGTCAAATATGTCTGTATATGATGTCGTCATTTTTGAACCTCCTTATATATTTTATTTTTCAACTTCCATCATTTCTTTAGCTTCGTTAGCTGATTGGATTAAATTAGCACCACCAATTTTTTCAATTTGAGAAATCAAATTTAAGTCAACTGATTCATTTTTGATTAATTTATCGATAATGATTTGATGAATGAATTTCTTTTGAACTTCGTTAGCAGATTTATAAAGAGATACTGAATTAGTTCCTAAATTAAAAACTTGTTCTAATTTTTCTTTTGTTAGAATTACATCATAAGCATATGATAATCCATGCTTTTTAATAACCCTCTCATCTAAAATATAAAAATATCCAGATTCTAGAAAACTTTGATTTGTATCAATAACTCTGACTAAATCGCTATATGAAATTCTTCTAGTATCTCCAAATTTTTCAAATTTAACTACTCTGCCTTTTCCTCCCGTTTCGGTAGAAAGATTTAATTTATAAGGAGTAAGAGAAACAACTTCAATAAATTCATCAGCGAGAATTGGTCTCTCCTGAATTTCAGTGGTTTTAGATTGTCTAGCCATTTTTTTCCTTTTTTAATGTTGATAATTATTATTTCCTGAGAATATAAAAATCTGGAGAAAGGTATTCAGGAATTATACTTTTTGGGAGCGACCCTATTCTCCAGATTTTTAATAAAATTAAGCTAAGGTAATTACAGCGGCGAGAGAATTGGTAGCAATAGCTGACCCCCAACTCTTCATAAACGTAGCACCCTGCATGAGGTTGGCATTGGCATAAGTTGAATCAACATTAGCCATCGTTGAACCTTCCATGACAAGTTTGACCAACTTATTAGCTGAAGGAGACACAATATAAATCTTTGTGTCGTCAAGCAGAGTCTTGAACGGGGTGCGATAATCGGCAACTTGGGGGAGCAACATCACATCAAAACCAAAAACATTCTGAACATAACCAATTTTGACGAAATCACTTTCCAAAGTATAACGATAGTTAGCATCAGTGGGAAGAATATTCTGAAGGGCGAGTTGAGTACCGACAATCATGGCTTTCTGACCACCATTCCAAGTTGAAACTTTCTGACCAAGAGAGATAAGGTCGCTCTGAGTATAGCCAGCAACGCGAAGCAAATCATCACCAGCGTTGTCCAAAGCCGCCATAGCGGTATTGAAGGTGGTATAAACATCACGAGCCATTTCGACTTCGATAGAACGAACAGCCTTAGCCGTAAAATCAGCAAGAGATTCTTTTCCAGCCAGAACCTTGTAAAGAGCAACCTCAACGGTCATTTCTCGCAATTCGGGAACAATCGTAACCATTCCGTTGAACTGCTTTTGAGCCTGAGCAGTTCTCTGAGCGCGACCATGCTTGGAAACCAAGAACAGGTCACGAGGCTTTACTTCAAATGAAGCAGAGTCACCAAAACCAATAGCACGAACATCAGCATACAAACCTGTTGACTGAATCAAAGAATCAGGAAGAACCATATCAATAAGCGCACTCACGATTGAAAACGCAGCCCACTTTAAAGAAGGGTGATTAGCCCAAGTTTCAACGGGAAAATCAGCCATGCTGGAAATACCAGCAAACTTCATAACCTCAGCCAAAAGAGCCTTGTTCATTTCCGCTTCTTTTTCCGAGAAAGAGATTGATTGTTCCTTGCCATCTACCACGCGAGTAGTCTGGAAAGAAAGATTCTTTTCGCCATTGATTGAGCGATAGTGATTCCAATAATCACTGAACTTCATATAAAGGTCAGTATTACCAGATGCAAATTTTAAAACATTACTAGGAATTCTATTCATATTGTTATTATCCTCCGATTTTATTTTTTGTTAAGATTTCTTTATTTAGAATTTTTTCTATATTCATATAATCCTTATACGATATAATCAATAATTTTATACTGTTAGATTTACAATAATCTAACTTTATTCTATCTCTTGCTCTTATTTTTTCGAAAGAGGTGTTTGCCTTTTTTTCATTTCCGCTATAAGAAAAATCCACAGGAAAATAATGTTGTCCTCCATTATATTCTATAAGAATATTTAATGAGGGAATATAAAAATCAAATCTAAGTCTCTTATCATACTTACACTCCTCAAAGGATTTTTGAGGAGTGTATCTTATTTTATTTTCTATCAAAAAAGATTCAATTCTTTTTTCTCCCTTAGAGGATTTACATTTTGGGCAAGCATATCCATATTTTATATTACCAAATTTTGAAGACCATATATACCCACAAATATCACACATCACATCCATCTTTTTTTCATACCCCGAAAATTGATTAATATCGAGAGGAGAAACTGTCATTTCATCAAATATACTTTGGACTTTTTCTAATGATATTCTGTGGTTTATGTGTGCATTATGTATAGTACAATAAGGACAAATTCTTCCTTGTTGGACATCATTCCAAGCAGTAGAAAAATCTTTATGGCAGTTTAAACAATTAAAAACAAGATTTCTTTTTGATGCAGAAATAAAAACATTATTTTCATTTAATATAAATGATTTTTTATTTTTATTTATCCACATCTTTATATTCTCAATAGTGAATATGTTTCTTTTTGAAAATTTAGAGGGATGAACCTTCTTTCTTCTAGAAGTTAAAAAAGCATCAAAAGTTAAACTATATTTATAGCCTTCTTTGTCTTTAAAAATAATACTTTTCTTTGTTCCTTCATAATCTGAGATGAGTATATATCCCAATTCTTTCAAAACTTCTTTAACATATTTCTTTGAGTTTTTTTCAGCCATTAAACAACAACGCACTCCAGTCGATATGCAGCCACGCGCTGAGAATTAATTGCACCAGAGCCAAGCGAGATATAATCTGCGCCAAGATAAGCAAAGGTAAGACCAGAAATTGCAGCGGCAGCCCAAGTGAGTTTCTGAACGCCATCGGCGGCAATAGCAAAAGCTGAGGCAGCACCAGAACCAGTAGCCAAACCATCAGCGGTCATTGTGATGATATCACCGACCTGGGGTTTGAACACATCCATAACCGAAAGAGCGGGAACATAGAAATCCTGTGGGTCAACATTGATACCTTTGAATTTCTTAGTACCAGAAATGGTCACAACAACTTCGGGTGTATAAACCATCCAAAGTTTGTTAGACAGAGTGGCGGTAGCAGGAACAGCCGCGCTAAATACTTCGCCTTCACCATCGGTGGTCGAAAGACCGCTCAAAGAGCAAAGATTACCATTATCAAAATCAACTGTAGCATGAACGGCAGAGCGATTGAATGAATCAATATTCTTAGCCGCCACTTTTCTCTGAATTAAAACATTATGAGTCGCCATATTTTATTTTCTCCTTTTTACCAAATATATTTTTGAGTGTTATTTTTAACTTCATTAAAAGGTAATTGCATTTTGATAATATTATCATGCTTTTCCTCATTAACTTTTTTAGACAGGATTGTAAACAAAGAAGACTTAACTTCCTTTTCCCAAGAATCGATTGTGTCAATCGAGAACTTGGCGGAGTTATCCTTCATGGTATTTAAATCACTTTCTGAAACAAAGGGCTTAACTTCTTCTAAGATGGAATACACCTTATTCTTAAATTCCTTTTCTTCAGCATCAGCCTTAAATTTTTCAAGAGCCGACATTTTTTCTTCTTTGGATTTATTTTCTTCTTCAATAGACATGCATTTTTCAGCATATTTCTTGCATAAGAAATAAAGACCTTCTGAAATCTTAGCAAAATCTTTTTCGGGTTTTGCAAATTCTGCCGACATGGACTTATATTCTTCGGTTTCGTTACCAAGTAGAGCCATCAAAGCTGAAACATCAGCGTACATATCTAAAGACATAGCAACTTCTTCTTCGCCTTCTTTAGATTCTTCCTCTGGAGTTTCTTTAGCTTCTTCTTCGGCGGGTTCGGCTTTTTCTTCTTCAGGAGTTTCGGACATTTTCTCTTCCTGTTTTTCCTCTTCCTTTGCCTCAGCGGGAGCTTCTTCTTCAGCCATTTTTTCTTCTACTGGCTTTTCTTCTTCTGGTGCTTCCATTTGAACAATTTTTTTCTTCAAACTTTCCTCCGTTTCTATGCCTTTATCATCGGCATTAAAAGTGAAATGAGATAACTGAGTTTTATCAGAATCTTCCATAAAATTAATAAGTCCTTCAAAGAACTTAATTCCTTCTTTTCCGCCCAAGAGCATAAAGGATATGTAATTATCCCCATCTTTATTTAAATCTTGTTTGGATTTACTAATCAATGCCTTATATATTTTCTTAACCCTCGATGGTTCAATTTCGACATTATTAGTAATATATCTAGCAACGGATAATAGAAATCCATTGCCTCCAGTTTTTTTACTATTATATAAATTCAAACCTTTCTTTGAATTTTTTTTAATACTATCTGGAATTGTAAAGTCAATATCTTCATACTTTGATGAAAAATCTTTTTTTGCAATAATTTCTTCTGTTTCTTTTAACATAGATGAAAAACTCAATAATGCTTTTGCATTAGGAATTGCTGGTTGTATATCTCTACCCAACAAGGTTAAACCCATAAAGGAAAAAGTATTAATTGAATTATCATTGTCATCACCGAGTAGTTCAATCTCCATTGATACACTTGTCTCGTTATTGTTTTTTTCAAGAACATTAAACACAGCAGGAAAATATTTTTTCCAAATATATCCAATAGAAGTAAGCCATCTATTTCCATCCGAATCTGTCTCTTCCCCTAAATCAGATTCTCTAATGAAACATCCCACCGGAGATTCTGTAATATCATGCCCCCCAAAGTCATTCTTGGCTTCTATATAGTTTACAAGAATAGGCTTACCCACTAAAGTATTTGCCGCCATTTTAATTGTATCCCAAGAAATCGGGAGGTTATGGAGATTATTCCCTTCGCGGCACACAAATACTTTTAATTTTGCTAATTGTGAATTTTCAGAATCTTTTATAAGTTCAAATTTATCTATTGCAAAATTTAGTTTTTTATTAGTCAATCAATATCCACCTCCTCTTTTTAAAAAATTTGCAATGCCTTTAAATAGAGAGGCATACTTTCCAAAATTTCCTCAAGGAGAGATGTTTTCGAAAAACTCCATACATTTTTATTTTTATTCAATACAGGAATTGACTTTTCTCTTACGAGCCAATTTCCAATAACTGAATTACATTTAAATATTGGAATATTTGTATTATGTAAATCTCTGATGTACATATTTCTCCTATCCTTATAATACTATAAAATCCTCAATGTTATTGTCAAATAACATCATGTCACTGTATAAGTTACATTTATCAACCAAGAGTAAACACTGTTTAGTTAATGGATTTAGTTTCAAAATAAAAGATTCAAGAAATGATTTTGTCATAAAATCATTGTCTTCTTTTGATACTTCATAACATTCAAAAACAAATGCCTCAATCTCAATCATAAAATCTAAAAGATTTTCAAAAAATTCAATAGGGGTTGAATATTCCGTATCATCTCTAGGAGTTAATCCATAAACTGTTTTATTGTTTCTACTCGATTGATAATCAGAAACTACATCAGCCAATGCAGGAAATAGGTGAGCTATCTTGGGATGTAAAATGGATGCAGTTTTATTCATGCAAAATTTTACATCTAACTGACTCATGCCCCTATCGGCTAATCTATTTCCAGCAAAAAACATCGTAACCAGTTCGTCTAATTTGATATTTGTTTGTTCAGAAATTAAACTTGACATACTTTATTATTCTCCTTTCTATTATTTTTTAAAAAATAATTTTTTCATTTATTTCAATAACCACGAATCAATTAAATGGTCTATGTAATATAATATAAATCCCAATGCTCCACCACCCAACACCACCTTGGCAAAATTTTCTTTAATTATTACTAGAAAATCTATTTTTCCTCTATCTTCAATTACTCTCATAGTAGATTTTACTTCGTTAATTGAACTATTTATGCCATTGATATCTTTAGTATTTTCTCTTACATCTCCATTTATTTTAGCAATGGTTGTATTCAATTCTCCCAACGTCATTGTCATTCTATCTAAAGTATTTTCAAATCTTTCTATTAGACTAATAGAGTTTTCAACAACTATATCAATTTTTGTAATTGTTTTTTCCATAAGCTTATGACTTTCTTCTAATGAAGATATCCTATCAAGTAGTACGGATGAATTTTCTGTATCAATTTTTCTTCTTTTTCTGAGGGGGTCTCTTCTATTAACAGAAGAATCTAAATTATACTCATCTGCCATAAATTACCTCCTAAAAATATAAAATTATTTTTATCGGAGACAGGTTTATTTTTAAAATTAAAATATCTCATAGTTTCCTCTCGATTATTTCTTTTTACAATCATACTTATTCAATAAAATAAGTATGATTGTAACTATTTTTATTTATTAAGCGAAGAAACCGAGTTCAACAATCTTAGCATTATTCATCGTTCCCGCAACTGCATATAGTGATAACGCAACGCCAGAACCCACAGTTACCGTTCCAGCATCAATGGCGGCATCAAAATTTGAATAGATTTTTTGATTGATATTGTACAAGCGAACGGGGAAACCAAGTTTTACACCAACACCAACAGAAACATTTTCAGTTCCAGCAGTATTATATGCAGGAAGCACAATACTTGTGATTGTCTTGAACGCCTTTGTGCCAACAACGGCGCTTGCACCACTGAGAGCAATTGTCTCTGTGAGAACCGCATTAAGAATATCTGTACCATTGATAACAACGTTTCCAGTTACATTTGCATCGTTGCCCTTGACTGTTAAATTTCGGGGAAAATCTGGATTTGTAATTCCCGTTGTAACTGTCTTTGTAACAGTCTGTACCAACAGAGTTGCGGCGAGAGTTCTAACGTTATCGCCAACTACGGGAGCTACAGAATACTTAACGAGAGCACCGCTTGCAATTGTTCCAGCGGAAGGTGTTGCAACACTACCAAATTCCAAAGCATCCAAACGTGTTCCAAGTCCACCGCTTCTACGTGAAGCCTCATTCATACGATTGTAATCAGTAATCATTTTTGTTGTCATTCTAGCCATTTTATTTCTCCTTGTGTCTGGTTTTTACTTATTTTCTTAAATCCACAGATTACCACCAATTTCTCGTAATCGGGATGTTTTACTTATAACATCTTTCATTACAACCTTTTGTTTTACATTCCAAAAGAATTAAACCATTCATTATGATTTCTGGAATAACTAACCTAAAGGATTTTTTGTTACATTTTGGACATATAATAAATTTTAAATCTATCTCTCGCTTTGGCTTGACATAATTTTTTATATATTCTTGTATAACTTTTAATCTATATTCTTTTTCTTCATCCATTTTCCACCTATTGTTCCATCGATATAATGTTTGTTTATCCAATCATTATTTCTTCTAAAATGGATAATCAACCAAATAATATAAAAAAAAGATATCACATAATCAATAAATTTATTTAGATGTTTATACATGGTTTTTTTATTATTCTTCAGTTCCCCACAAAGTTCCAGTAATTACTCCAGCCGCACTTGAAGTAGCCTTCAAAATATTATCAGCAGTGGCAGATAATTTACCTTGACCGCCATTTACTTCAAATGTATATGGTGTATCTACAAGTAATTTGGGTGTTCTAAAAATTGTTACTCCAGCGATATTATCTTCAAAAAGAATAGAAACCGCTGTACTACAAGATAGCGTTCCACCCATTAATCGAAATTTCTTTCCAGAAGCGGGAGTCCACAATGTCGTAATTGTAGTTACAGTAACAGCAGAAACATCTTTGCTAATTTTACCAATTCTAACCTTATCCCACGATGTTCCATTGAATGCATAGGGGAAACTAGCTAATGGTGCTTCATTAACCGAACCTGGGGCAGAAAGAATGGAAATAAAATTACCTAGTCCATCAACTCCTGCCGCAGAAATACCTGTTGAAACTGCACCCACAGAGATAGTTCCACTAAATGCCGTTGGCATGGCAAAATCAGCCAACTCTAAGTTTGGTAGAATAACTTTTGTTACGCCTGAATCAGTTAAGAAAACAAGTCTTCCTACAAGAACAGCCCCAGGAATCTTACTTGAGGCAATATCCGTTGATAAAGCCAAATAATTAATAAATCCACTTTCATTCGTGATAAATTGTAAAGCCATGTGTTCCTCCTATTATTTACGTTTAATTTAATTTAATTTTTATTCATCACTCCCACCGTCTGCGCGTTTTTGTTCAGCACTATCAGTGAGATTATTATCTTTCATTTTAGGTCTACCTGCATCCTCTTTACCCATAGTAAAACTAGTTTGAATAGGCGTAAGTTTCTCTACAAATCCAGACATTCTGCCTTCTTCAAGTTGTCTCATAAATATATGAGGTAACATACCAATCGAGGCAGCTATCTTTTGTGGCATGATAATTCCTTTGTCTGAAAGAGTCATTTGGGTATCAAATCTTTCTTTGCGATTAGTAAAGAACTCAGTACCTTCCATTTCGAATCGGAACTTAAATTTCTTAGTTCTACCATTTACATGATAATCAAGATAATCTGCAAATTGAGGGTAAACATACGTCATTAGAAACTCATCCACATTAATTGAAAGTTGAGATTCAACAGCGTTATTTTTGTCTAATGTATAAATCAATCTTGAATTGATACCAGAAGCCGATGAAGATGTCTTTAGATATTCCTGGTAGAAGGGGGAGTCAAGGGGGTATGAAATTCCCTTCATGTCTTCCAACGGTGCTACGCCAACTTTTACCGAATCTGATAATCCAGCTTTTAACAGGGCTAAAAATTTACCAAGCATCTCTGGACTAATAGCCACAGAATCTTTTACAGAAGCACCCTTAACTGATTTATCCAATAGTGGAACTTTACCAATCAATAGTTTGCTTGCACTTGCAATGTAGCTATTAGTCTGTAATTTTCTAATAAGGGGTTGATTAACCATATCGGGAAGAAGCGGAGCTAAGAACGGAATCTTTGTAGCCAACTCAGGATTAAACTTGAATGACCAGAAACCATCTTTAGGAGAAGTTTGAACCCATTTTACCCAAGCATCATCTCTTTGATTTACTGGAGTAGATGGTTTATAATTAGGGTCAATTTTAATAAATGCTTTTTCATACATCTTCTTAAATACGGAAGGATACATATTAATATCGACACCAGATTGTAAAAACCAATTCATATCAAAATCAAAAAGCATTCCATAATCCCATCTACCAGTAATAAGACAATAGTCTTTCGGTAATTCCTGAAGGGTATATTTTTCTCCGTCTGCTCGTAAGATAGAAAAGAATACTTCGTTTCTAACCATTTGTCTAATGGCGGTTTTGAACTCTTTTTTCACATTGAAAGAATCTAGAAATCCAGTTAGAATTTTTAAATCATCTTTATATGCTTTAGAATTATAATCACTCTCTTTTGTAATGTTTTTACAAGTATAGGTCAAATCAAAAGACAGCATTCCAGAAAGATAAAATAAAATTCTTCGATATATCATGCTGGTTAATTCGGTAAATTCACTAAATCCAACCAATTCTCTTTCAGAGTTCTTTGGATTTTCTAATGCTTTTTCTACGGCATCGGCTGTGGCAATCATAGGTGAAAGACTTACATCTTTCATTCTGCTATTGATTAACAAAGGATTAGAGTAGCTGTCGTAGTAGGTTGCTGCAAACTTAAGGACATCCCATATTTTATCTTCTGACAAAAAATCTTTTTCATTTTTTGTTTCAGCAGGGACGGTTTTTTTTGGTCTAGCCATATAAGACCTCCTTTATATTTATATTTTTTGATAATATTTTTTCAATATTTTTATCTTCTTTGTAAGACAATATCAATAAATCAATTTTATTTTTTTTACAATAATCTTTTTTTATATTATCATTTATTTGTAATTCTTTAAATGTTTTTATTCCACCAAAAAATTCTATGGGTTCATAATGTTGCTTTCCATTATATTCAATACACATATTATAATCGGGAAGATAAAAATCAAAAATAAGACAAAGCCTGTTTTTACAATTAGGAAATTTATGTTGTTTTAGAAACTTTATGTTCATATCTTTTAATAGTTTAGAGATGTAAACCTCTCCCTTGGAACTTGGCGCACATTCTGGACACCCTCTTCCTCCACCCACCCTACTGTTTGGGCTGGTGAACCACTCGTGGTGGCAAACGTGACATTTCCAAAAAACTTTCTTATTGTGTTGCGGCAGAATAGATTCAGGTAAAATGTTTTTGTTTTTTTTATAATCCCAATCCAGACAAACGATGGGGTATAATGAAAGCAAGTTTTTTTCTTTTGTAGGTCTGTGGTTAGAACAATAAGGACAAGCATCTCCTCTTTCCACTTGAGACCAAGTTGATTCAAAATCTTCTTTACAGTTTTTACATGTAAAAGAAATTTTAAAGCTTCTACCTTTATAATTTTTAAAATTTCTTTTTAAATAAAAAGATTTATTATTATTTTTTAAAAATCTTTTTATGTTTATTATGGAGAATTTACTTCTCTCCGATATTTTTGATGGAATAAAAGATTTTTTTAAACTATAAACATAAGAAGAATATAAATACCCTTCTGTATCTTTAAAATCTATATAACGTTTTCTATTTTTATCAAAAAAATCTCTTATATATATGAACCCGAAACTACTTATGAATTTTTTTAACTCTTTACTTGATGCATATTTTCCCATTTTTTCTCCAGAACTCCAAAGAATTGTAAAGAGAGAAAAGTAAGGAGTCTTTACTTTTCGGGTGGGTAATTATTCCAACCTATTTCTCTCTTTATAATCGCGTTCTAATAAAACCCTGTAACGTTCAGCCACTCGTTTTCATCCGATTCGGTTTCTTTGATTAGTTCTACATCCAGCAACGATACAAACCAATTGCCATAACTTAAAGAACTATATCTATCCTTGCGACCACCATCGGGTTCAACTAATTTGATATTTCCAGATACCAACATCATTGAGAGATTGATACATTCGCCAATCAACAAACTCGTTTGAACATAAGGAGCTAAGGCATTAGCTTTAGTAACGCTATCTTCAGCGTCCATATAACCCTTAACGCTTTTAGCCAAAAATTCATCCGCTTGATTTTCATCAACAAGAAATGAGAACATTCTCTTTTGAAGTTTGTCTCTCATTTCTACAGCAATTTTACTGTTTAATTGAGCAGAACCAACGATGGGATAAATTATTTGAAGAGCATTCAAACCAGTGGTTCTTTCGAAAAGCTCATTGTATAGTTTATCTTCTAAAGACCTGTGAGGCATGACTGTCATAGGAGGATATTCAATTCCTCTCTCATCGTCTTTTGTTACTGCTCCTAGCATGTCATACAAGCTCACCCCGGCATTCAACAAATCCAGGACGAGATAATCTGCTTCAAAATCATACCATAGTTGTTTAGCTCTCAAAGCCTGTAAAATAGTGTTCTTACCACTAAAGCTTTCCATATAAACCAATTCACGTTCATAGCCCTTACTAGTTGGAATAAGTTTAATGCATGACATAATTGTTAAGTCATTTTCCTTACCTGAGCGAGTAGCCATATCAATTGATAAAACTCTGATTTCATCATTGTTTTTAGGCATAGATGAGACCACTTTTTTATTACTGGCATAATCTTCTTTTTTTACTGGATAGAATGCTTTTTTTAGAACTCTATTTTTTTGCAACATCTTTAACTTGAAATAAGCATCTCCAGATTCACCAATTGGAATATTTAGATATTCTAATTGAAAACTTAATTCATTCATAACTTCTTTATCTTTTTCAATCTGATTGGTGGTCTTAATTCTATGATATACAGCAGTAAGATAATCAGTAGCAAAAAATCCTACATTCTTTCCTAATATCATATTCTTAATTGCAATCAGGGTTTCACGATACCACCACCCACTTGTATAATGAGCGGAGGTTATGTGCATCTCTTTAGCTTCCTCTGGAGGTATATGAGCAAATTTCTTATCTGCATTGTAAGGAGTCGGGCGAATATAACTAAAAGGTCTGATAACATCATCCAATATGGTCTTATCAACAAGTCTGCTTTCTTCTACGATGATGAACGTGGCGCGGCTGCCGCGAGCCGAATCACGACTCGCAACTACCTTAATGATACTGCCATTATAAAACGCAACCTCGTTTTTATTCATTCCACTAACAATACTGGCTATTTCTCTTTGAATATTTGGGAAGTCATTATATAGACCTTGAATCTTTTCCTCGATAATAATGGAGGCTTGTTTGATGGTTGAAGATACAATAACTACTTTACTATTGGGATATAATACACATCTAGCAACAGCGTATAGACCTATCAGCCAAGACTTGCCAATACTTCTAGAAGCAACAGTAAAAAAGCTGTCCTTGACTCCCATAGCCCAAACCCATAGAATCTGAAAAGGATATAGCTTCACTCCAAAATAATGTTGGATAAACCTGTGAGTGTTTAATCTATAGAAAGTAACCCAAGAAATAAGTCTTTTCTTTTTGTCTGCGGAAAGTTCTTTTTCCTTAACCATTGTCTTAGGTCTAAGAAATTGATTTTGACTTCTTGAGCGTCTGGTCTGGTCATTAGTAGGAGTAGCTTTAGCCATTATGAATCTCCATCTTCTTCAGATTCTTTTAACTCCACTTCCATCATATTGTCACCAGATTTAATTGAAAAGTCTCTTGAGCGGGTAATAAAATTCTTAATTGGTCGAGTGATAAAATCCTCAAAGTATTGAGCTAGATTATCCACATCGACAAAAGCATTTCTATTTTTATCCCACCATTCAGCAGGTTCTAATTGTTCGATATCCTTAATCCAATTTCCAAACGCTTCAGTTCCTTTAGTAGCATTAGATAAATTGGCTTGTGCAGGAGATAGATTAGATGTCTTGATTAGTTCTTGTAGAGATTTTACAAGTGTCTTTGTATCCATTGCTTGTTCTCTTGTTTTTCTAATGTTCAATTGAAGATGACAAATTTCCTGCATAAGAACAAGTTCTGAATTGGTATCACATTTATGAGTTCTTTTCCATTCTCCGATTGAACTTTCAAGAAAGTTATAATCAGAGATAGATAATCCTGCGCCCCATGTGTTTTTTAGGTATTCGGAAAAATCTTGTCCCTCATTTTCTTCGATGGTCTTAGCGTCAGCCTCATTAAATTTTACCTCGATACCATAGGATTCGAAAGTTCTTGGAACATTTTTAACTAATCTAAAATAGGAAGCAAGTTTTGATTTATATAATCCAAAAGCATTCTGTAAATCAATCTCTTTTCCCTCACTCTTATTTTCAAGTTGAAGTAAAGCAGAATCAATACATTCTGGAATAAATGCTATATTCAATATTTTGCATGTTTTGAATAACGCTTTCTTTATATCCATCTCAACATTTAGAGCGAGATTATATATTTCATTAGAACAATCTTTACACACTGACATCTTGCCATTAGTATCTAAGTAATCGTCAAGTGCGGCAAAAAAATCTTTTTCATCTTTGTATATTTGACATTTTCTACAATAATATTCTACCTTATCTAATTTTGTTCTTCTGCTTTTTCTTACCATTTTTTCCTCATTTATAAATATTATTTTCTTATTTATGCAATTATATTTTAATTACAAATGTAAACAAACTTAGATATTTGTTTACATTTGTAATTAGGTAAACCGAAGTTTACCTAATTGACATAATAAGAAATTAACCTGCTTTGTTATTTCCAAAAGCAGGGTCACTCGGATTCAGCCATCTCAGAATTGTAGGAATTGCTGAAACAAATGCTGTAACAGCCCAACGTTCAAGGTTTGAGAAGTCAAAAGCTCCAAATTTAGAAAAGTCTTCAGTTGCCTGAAAGATAACCATTGCTACAAAAACACGAAGGAAAGAGGCGATGGGGGAAGTGGCGAACCACTTGGTGAAAGATTCAAAATTCATTTTATATTTCTCCTTTAACTAGTTATTCTTTAATTTCAGTAGATGTTTCTACGTCTGGTTCAACAGCAGGAATTGGATTACCTCTAAGGATAAGACTCCTCATTGTAGGATATTCTCGTCCTTCCCATTTCCACACTCTTGTACCTTCTGTACCCATAATTCTAACAGAATTTTTAGGCAACCATTTTTTTGATAATCCTCTTTTACTTCTTTTAGCCATTTTCCTCATCCTCAAAATCAATCATCCATCCAAGCAAATATACATTAGATGGGGTCATTAAAATATTTTCGGGTAATCTTACTTTTGTAATATCTAAATCTAATTCTACGGACATAAGACTCTTCAACTCTTCAACGAATTCTTTCATTTTGGATTGTTTAACTTTCCAATTTCCAGAGTCTCCATCCTGTTCCCCATATTCTCCCATGATTAGCTTTGAACGCATTTCTTCATAATAACCAAGTTTGGGGTCGATTGCTCCAAATATTTCTTTGACCTTGAAAGCAATTTTTATTGGAAGTTTTTCGTTTAATAATTCTTGAAGAGCATCTTTTGAATTTACGATTTGTCCTAAATTTAATTTCATTTATTCCTCTTTATGTTTATTCGAATATTAAAGTTTGCGCCCCACCACCTGTCACACTGAATGTTAATCCTGTATAAAAATCAATATCCAAAATGTGAGAGGAAGAAATTGCATTGTTCGTCCATGTAAACGTAGCTATGATATTTGTCGCAGTAAGAGCATCATATAGAATCAATGTTCCGGAAGGAGTATTTGTGCCTAGTATAACTTTTCTCAATGTCCCCGCTCCACTCTTTGCAATAACTGCGGTTTGAACACCGCTCGTATATCTATATTGTGGAGCAGAAATTTCACGACCTAATCTCAGTATGATACCAGCCCACATTTCAAGATTTCCAGAAGCACTTCCTGTATTGATTGTTGTGGTAGTAACAGGAAGGGTAAAGTTGTTGGATAACATCGCCGTTGTAGGTCTTGTAGTATGTAGAAGAACACCGTCAATCATGAAAATTGCACTTCCGAGGAAGAAAGAAATTTCATAAGCGTGGGCATTGGTGTTCATAATAAACTCATTTACATTTCCATTAAACGAACCGCTTGCAACGGGTGTCGGTGTTCCCGCTTTACAGCATACACAAGTTAAAACGTTTGTCGCAGATAACTCAAAATAGAATCCGTCTACTGGAGTTGTTACACCCGTAGTCGTAAACGCACCCCATCTTCTAATATTTCCAGCAACAGACAGGTTGGTTACTCTATGGATACTTCTATATAAATGAGGGTGAGCAAAAATAAATCTTCCTACTCTAACAGATTGAATGTTTCCATAACCCGCGACAGTTGTTCCAGAAGAGAGAGTGGCTATTGAATTTGCTACACCAGAGGCAGAACCAGTTCCGCTATTTGTCGCAGTCCAAAAGGCAGTATCAATAGCAGAACCAAAACTTGTTCCAACTAACCGATATGCTTGTTCAACTTTTAAGTCTCTCATTTGAGTAAATTGACCCTTTTGCCCAAATTCGTCTTCGAGTTCATAAATACCAACTTTTAGATTTCCCAAATCCGAAAGAACTCTAGGGAGAGGTTCTGATACTGGACATAGTAAAGTTTGAAGCCTAAAGAAAGTTGTGGCAGTAGAAGTACTAAGATTCTCTACTCTCACCCTAAAATATAATGCTACTGACTTTACATCAATCCCAAACGGTAAACTTTTATTATATGAGAATTGGTCTGATACATCCCAATTTATACCATCCGAAGATTGAGAAACATAAACAATACAATTCTGGTTTGTTTTAAGAGACACTTGAATTACAGCATTACTCAATGAGGGTTCACCAGTTCCAACAAAGATATATCCCGCAGTCGGGGATGCTGTTAAATTAGTTATTGAACTATTTACAACAGATGCCACTATCTTTTGATTAATGGACACTTCTCCTGTAATTTCTCCTGTTACATTCAATATATTCATATTGTGGGATGATATGGTATCAATAGAGAGGGTTGTCGTACTTGCTGGTGTAGTTCCATTTACAAAGCTAACTCTTTGGTATAATGTTGTATAAGGGTCAGGAACTTGTGTTGAGTAAGTCGCAACCTTATATAAAGATTCATGATTTAATCCAATATAAAAGTCTACTTTGTCTCCCTCCATCCCTACTACATAATTAAGACTCTGAGAAGTATTTAACCCAACAGGAAGAAGGATGGGAATATTTGTTCCTTCATTTCCACCTGTGTCTGAAGACGATTGTATCTCACAGGATACTTTTGTATTATCAGTTCCATACATATGAAATCTGGCAAACATGGTGTCTAAAGTTCCGTCAGTCGGATGATTTCCACCACCAAAATAAATATCCTGATTAGCAATTCTTTGAGATACAGAAAGTATATAGGTAAAAGTTAAAGGAGCATAATCAGCGATTCTATATATCGAGGTCTTTGCTCCCGCATTTGTTCCAGATACTATATTACATTTTGAATTGGCAACGGTTACACTTGCACCCGTTCCAATGATTGATGTCCAATCGGCAGGTAGGGCATTTCCAGCAAAAACCTGAAAATTTGACCCTTCATCCGTAAGTACGGCAGACCTTGTAACTAAATTTCCAGCAGTATCCAATCTAACATCAGATTCTTGATTAGCGATTAGAGAATCCTCTACTTGAGGATACCATGAACCTGTTGATTTTGCCTGTGTTTGTATGGCTTTAAAATAAGTCATCTATCATTCTCCTTTCTATTGGATAATCCAAATATTTGTAAGTTCGTCTTTTATTGTTATTGAATCACCTTGTTCCAATGCCTGAGAAGCACTACCATTAATTAAATCGGGAGTTCCAGATATATCTGCGACAACGGTAACAATTCCACTACCAACATTTGCAATATTATATACTGCACCAGTTCCCGTAGCGGGAAGTAATTGTATGTTGAAGGGGGTAGCACTATTTCCAGTAACATCAGAATCGTTTACTGTAACGGTATAAGCAGAGGTTTTAATTACAGGGGTCTTGCGTAATCCCGCAATGGTTATATATCCTGTAATGGCAAGATTACCAGAAACGGTATCACCCGCTTTATTTACTGGAGTATACCCTAAAGCATTTTGTTTACTGTTAAAAGTAGTCCAATCTGTTCCAGACAATGCACCAGTTACACCAGCAGATGCAATTCCTAAAGATAATACTTGACCACCTAAACTTAATCCGCTTGCAGTACCTAAACTTACATCTCCCGTATTTGTGCCAGTTGTGTTTTGAAGGTCTGTATACTTTGCACTCGATAAATGATATTTCTCATCGGTTGCTCCACCCTGTATTCCCGCAAGTTCATTATGTAGGACAGCAAGAGGAGTCTCGAAATAGGTATAATAATTTACACCACCATGATAAAGATAAAGAGTTCTATTTGCAGTACTTCTTGCAAAATAAGCAATAGATAATTTATCGGTCAAAGAGGTAGTAAATTCGGGTTGAATACTTTTTGAAGTTATAAGACCAACAGCCTCATTATTTACTTCAGTTGTTGAATCTGTAAACAACCATCTATGAATCGAATAAGCAACAGTTGACTGATTTAAATATCCAGAAAGAACTGTAACTGTAACAGTAGAGGTATTTGTGAAGCCAGTAATTCTAAGCATGGCTGTTGATGTTTGTATTAATCCAGATAATGTAATATCCGCATTAGCATCTCCAGCTAAGAAAGGTGTTGCTCCAGAAATTGTGGCAGTTCTTGTAGTAGCACCAATAGTTCCAGTTGTCGTTAAAGTTCCAACTCCCGTCATTACTTTATAAACAGAGACAGGAATAGATGAAGTGCCAGCTTGATTATTTACATAACCAAATGTATTGAACACCCAAGCACCCGCATCTATTTTGGTTCTTCCTAAAGCAGAATCAAAAATATATCTATCCAAGACAACAGTTCCAGAAGATGCATTTGCACTTTCTATCTCTTCTGTTCCTATACTCGGTGCTTTAAAGAGTGATTCCATTCCAGAGTCTTGAACACTCGGAGGAATAACAGGGGTTGAATCTAAATAGAACGCAATTCCTGCACCAGCAGAAATTGAACGTTGATTACCATTAATCCATTCTACTCCATTCCAAGTTAATATTTGGTCAACCTGCGGAGAAATGAGTGCAACATCTTGTAAATCGGCTAATCTATTATTATATATTTGTCTTATATAAATAGAACCAGTTGTTGCGCTAACGAGTAAAACTCTTCCTATTCTAACCACAAAACTATTTACGTCCGTTGGTTCAATATTTGTATATGCTCCAGCGATAGTATCACTAAGATATAAAATATCACCTTCAGTATATCCAAGAGTATTTACATCATGAACAACACCTCTGTTGGTAACAAAACCGCTTGAATTGTGTGCTATGTCTTGAGTTGTCATTCCTATTAGAACATAAGTCAATTTAGAATCGGCTTTAGCTAAAGCAATCGTTGGCATATCATTTTGAGAACCGATAATATAAACAAGAGAAGCGTTGGGTATCAATGTTCCAGTGTTATTGAAACAGAGAGTAAGTTCTTCTTGCCCGACTTGCATAGTTATGTCACTATCAATCATCGCAGAAACAGTCTTATTTATTACATCATAATAAATCTTTCCTTCTTCAAATGCTCCAATTGTAGGAGAAGTTCCTAGTTTTAATCCTTGTGAAAAAGTAGGTCTTCCGTTTGTTATTGTTTGAGGAGTTGTCTGGTCTAAAAGAACAGCACCAGATAAAGAAGTTAGATATGTATTTGTATCTTTAGTAAATGTATCAGCACCAGTTTGCTTAACAAATCCAGCCGTTGCATCCAATCCCGCAAGGGCACTCAATGTTGCATCTGCATTTTGTTTGCTTGATAAATCAATCGTTAAATGAGAGCCAGAAGTTCCAGCACCAGATAAAGGAGAATCAGTAGTAACTCCAGTTAAATACGCACCAGTTGCTTGTTTCCCCGCTAACTGGTCATAAACCAATTTGGCAGATGGATATTCTGTGTTTGTTGACGCTCCAGAAATAGAAGTTACTTTATTTGAAGTATCTTCTTTACCAGTAATATCAGAGGCAACAAGATAAGAACCCGTTGGTTGTTTCGTTGCCAACTGGTCATAAACAAGTTTAGCCGAAGGATATTGTGTATTTGTAGAAGCACCAGAAATAGATGTAATTTTATTTGCAACATCTTCTGGAGTATAACTAATAGCACCAGAAATAATATTCCAATTTCCAGCAGTTTGACCCGGAGTATCCACGTTTGCGATAATAGAATCTCCGACAAAAACAACATTACCACCCAATGTACCAGCAACACTAATAATCCACATGTTGCCTTTCATAATCGCTCCCAACACACCACTTCCTCCAGTTGAGGGAAAGAGATTTGTCGAAGCGTCATAAGCACCACGATAACTCAATACACCCGAAGCAATACTGTCAACATATTGCTTAACGGCATTTTGAGTTGGGTATAATGTGTCTGAAGTTCCGAGTGAAGTGGTTGTAGATTTATTTGAAACAGTCTCTGGAGTGAATCCCAAACTTGGTTCAAGATTTAAATTTCCACTCGCCAAAATAGAAGACGAGTTAATTGTTTTAATATTTGTTCCACTTTGAAGAGTATCTTGTTTTCCAGAAATATCTACGCTTGCTGTAATTTTTGGAGTAGCATCGTCATATGAAAATTGAACGTTTCCAGTGTTAGTTAATATTCCACCAACCGCATCTTGTGCCAACTCGTCCGTGTATTGTGTTGGGATAGATGGTTTATTAAGAATAAAGGCATCGCCAGAAAGAGCATCCCAATCGCTTTGAACATTGACTTCCGCTCCAGTTGCAATACCATCCAGTTTTGTTATTTGAGTTGATGTTGCATACCCGTTTACACTTGCTGTAGATGCTGGAATCGAAAGAGTTCTGTCTGTTGATAAATCTGCACTTGGCTGATTATCAATCAGCAGAGGAATTGTTGTTGTAATTGTTCTTGTTAAAGGAACATTTCCAGACAATCTTGTATCTGACCCTTTTACAACTTCGCTTGAACTCGCATTTCCGATAACAGGAACATTTAAAAAGGCGGCAGTACCAAGTCCTAAAATTCCTTTTACTTGAGCAAGTGTTTTTGTAACCCACGCACCAAGACCATTTGATACTTGAAAATCGTTGGCATCAATGGGGGCGGGTGGATTTACAATTGTTGGCTTGTTTAAAATTCTTGTTGGGTCTATTACTGAATTCCAGTCCGAAGTTTGCTGAATATAAGGAATCGGATTAGGAGTTATTTCTACTCCTACGATGGGCGGGATTTGAAGAGCAATGGTTTGACCATTGATTGTTACATCTACGGTAATATTGTTTCCTGCCATAGTTAAACTCCCTCTATGCTAAAGTATCCACCCAATATTGTCCTTTTGAATCCACCAGTTGACCACCAAAAGTTCCACTTGTGTTTATTAATCAAAATTGGTAAATTTCCAATCGCTGTCTTAGAAATATAGAAATGTAATCCACCGACAGAAATATTATTGACAGTTATAACAAAAGGAACATCCGTTGCTCCTGATACCGTCAAAGGCGTTATTGTTGCACCATATGTATATCCAGTTAAATCCATGTTGGCTGTCAAATCGAAGGAGAAATCATCTCCCATTTTTACCGTAAGATTTAATTCCGCAGGTTTTTGTTCTAATTCGGTCAATGTCCACCTCCGTATCTTTTAATATAAAAAATCCCTCTCCCCTATAATCAGAGAGAGGGTCGAGCAATAAAATATTTTATTATCTATCCCCGAATAGATTTATGCTTGAATGTGCCAGATTTCTTGAACGCCATATCCAGAGTCAATAACAAAACACTGAGTACCTTTCCAAGTACCAGTATAGGCTTGCTGTTCGTGCCATTCATCTGTAGGTGTTGGTGAAGGTAGTTGATAAACAATCACGCCATCATTATCTTTTACTGAAATGTGATGAAGATGTCCCAAGAAGAGATAGGCATATTCACTATTGCCATACATTTCTCTAGCTTCTCTTTGAATGAGAGTTGAAACATTCTTAGCGGGAATATCACCATGTAGAAACCCCAATACTGATGAACCATATGTAAAGTATTTTCTCTCCTCAAAGGATACATCAAAACTAACATCCATATCGTTATTGAAGTATAATGCCACAGCATTAGCCACAGTAAAAGAAGATACTCTGTCATGATTTCCGCAGATACTTGAAAAATGAACGGGGGCTAATTTCTTAAGAGACCCAATCAATTCTATAATCGATGAAACTGCCTCATTCCATATGTCATAATAAGCACCCCTAGCACCCACCTGAGTTCCAGCGGTTGTTTGACCAGAGTATCCATCGACATGCAGAATATCACCCATATTGACAATATAAATATCATCATAAGATTCTGTTTCAAACTTTTCCATTACGAAAGCAAGGATATCATTCATATGACTACTTGGATTCTTATTACCAAAGTGAAAATCAGCAAGAGGAATCAAAAGCATCTTTCCGAGTCCATTTTGTTTCTTTTGAATAATACCATTATGGGTTAATTTCTTAATCATACCAATTTCAGAAAACCATGCCGAAACATCTTCTTGAGTAATTTCTTTCTTATCAGACTTGGGCTTGATTGAAATCTTGCTCTGATAAAGAGTTCTAGTTCCAGCATCTTTTGGTCTTGGACTTCCCCAATAGTTATTAATAGCATTTGTAATAACCCACAAATTAGGGTCAAATCCATGAGCCTCTAAAACATAATCTGGAGATTTCTTTTCTTCATCAGAAAGAGCGATAATTCTTTGGGAACTAACCGCAGAAATATCTCCATTGGAATCGTATGAATACTTTTCTTCAATCTTAGATGTTGGTTCAGATTCGGCTTCAACCTCATCTTCAATATTCTCAACATCGAGAAGACTCTCATAAGCATTTCGTTGAGATTTTTCTCTATTGAATTTAGCTCGAAGAACCTCCTTATTGATTCCTGTTTGTTCTGATAGCATAACCCAAACATTCTTTACTCCAGATTCTTTCATTTTCAAAATAGCTTCATACTTGGGGAAATCCATTTATCGTCTCCTATATATCAAAAATAAACTTTTATAACTGACATAATTATACCATACTACCTAATTGATGTCAATTTTTACAGGGATTAGAATATCCATAAAATCTCTCTTATGGACATTATAACCCCGCTAAAAATAGCGGAGTCTTATTTATACTTTTTCTTTCTTATTGCTTTCTCTGAGTAGAGTTTTGAAATTTAATGGAACTCGATACTTAATTCTTTTCCCATTTTTATTGAATTCTGTGTCTCCATTATAAGCAATAATTCCTGGAGTTTTTGTGAACTCCATATCTGTTATGGTTAGATGTAAGATACCTCTTAGGTCTACATCAATTCCTTTCACCACACATTCTTCTAAAACACCTTGCATCTCTTTTAGAATAGCTTTAACATCACCTTTAGTGAATCCAGCCCTTTGAGCTAAAAGAGTTACAAAGTCATCGGTGTTCAAAAACACACCTTCTTTTTTTACGTTTACCATCACTTCTCCTTATTTATTTTATCAATGAGGCAAGTTTGGCAAGTTCGCTGCGTTCAACCATGTCTAAAGTCACCAATCCAAATGAATTATTTCCTTGTAAAGAATTTATCATCGTACTCATACCATTATCTTTAGAAAAGTTTTTATGGTCAATCTGTTCTAAGTCATAATCGAAACATAATCTAGAACCCTCAGCCATTCTTGTAATTATCATTTTAACTAGTTCGGTAGTTAGATTTTGTGCTTCAGAACAAATAACAATGCTGTTAGAAATACTTCTGCCTCTCATTGCCCCTAGCCAGCAAATCTCAATTTTTCCCTGTTGAATAAGAGAATCAAACATGAAGGGGTTTAGTATGTCACTAACGTATGAAAAATATCCTCTAAGCTTTTGATTTTCATCACCAGGAAGAATACCTAGTTCTGGAACGTTTTGAATAGAGACATTGTTTCTAATGAACACAATCTTATCATATGTTCCCTTGTATAGTTCCTGTAGTGCGTAGCATGTGGTTAGAAATGTTTTTCCCGAACCAGCCAAGCCACCAACAGCAATCAGGGGGATATCTGAAGCAAGGAGGTCGAAGTACAACTCTTGCTTAAAATTTCTTGGTTTGACCTTTCCCATGAGGGAACTTTCAATAATCTTAAACTTTACTTTTTCAAGTTTATCGTCTTTAGTTCTTTTGTATTTATCTATGTAATCGCCGTTCTTCTTGATTGCCAAATACTGATTAGGCAAAACCTCATAGTTTATCTTACCTTCGTAGAATTGTGCTAATTCAGTCTCACTTGGTTCTATCTCTCGAATTCCAGTATAAATATCACACCTCCGACAATCAAAAATAAAACTCCCATTTCATGCATTAATAAAGATAAGGTTAGGAAAATACCCTCCCTCTATTCCAATCTATGCACAGCGGTCTAAAAGTCTAGTAGACTTATTTGTTTCTCTAAAAACAAAACAGCCTTTTCTAATGTTTTTATTTTTCTCAAGTCTATTTCTATATAAAAGCCATTATTTTTTGCGAATTTCTTTTTTATTCTGTCTTTTTTCTTTTGATATTTAAAGTCATCATCAGTTAGGAAATATGCCTTTATTGGCTCATAATGTTGCTTTCCATTAACTTCTACAAAGATATTTTCATTTGGTAAATATATATCATAGGGTAGAAAATGTCCCGTTTCTGGATTTATTAAAATATTGTATTCGGGAATGGCGGAATATTTTTCTATGCAATATTTTTTAAGTTCTAAAGCTACCCAAGATTGATTTGTTCCCTTTAAACAACCACAGGATTTTGTGTCTCCTTTTTTTAAAGAAACTCCTGTGCAGGTAGTTATCTCTCCACAATCACATTGACAATTCCACAAAACAATATTTCCATTATTGTTTTGGTCGTGTCTTTCTATAACCAAAAGTCTTCCAAATCTTCTTCCACTCAAATCATAAAAAGGAGTTATTCCAATTCCAGACCTTAAACGTTCTTCATTGTAACAACCGCAAGAACTTAATCCTTTATCTTTTAAAACCTTTGTTCTTCTTTTGACATAGTTTCCGCAATCGCATAAACAAAGCCACTGAGTGGTTTTTTTCCCCGAAGGAAAAACATAGTTTTCCACTCTTTGAATTACCGTTAGTCTACCGAAGCGTTCTCCCACAAGACTTTTCCTTATATACTGACCGCATCCGCAAGTTTTAACTCTCCCTGTAGCCAACCAAGCCCGACTTAATATAACCTCTTTTCCGCAATTATTAAATAAACAAGAACACAACCAAAAACTCGCCCTTATTTTTCCGACATACTTTTCTGGAGTTGGAACTCTTTTTATAACTTTGAAATTTCCAAAAATCATTCCGCTAATATCTTTTTTATACATTTCCTTATTCTCCAAATTCTTAGGCGATTTATTTTCTATTTTTCCACCACAATCTCTTCTGCTCATTTCTAACACCTTTATAGCATTCTACACAATAATCATGCTTATTCTTCTTTGTTTCTTTACCGCACGAAACACAGTAGTAATTTATTTGAGAGAGGAAATCTTTTTTACCATCTATTATAAACGCTATCTTCTTATCGGAATAATCAGCACAAGAAATTACAAAAGTATCCTCAATAAAAGTAGGTTCAATCACTCCAGCTAAACACAATCTGTGACCTAATAATAAGGATTCTTTTTCGGAAAGACTTATGCCAGCGTTATACGCACAAGTTTTTATACTGTGATTTAAGAAAGTTTTGAAACTCTTTACCTTTGTCTCATTCTTTTTTAGAGATTGATATTTATCTATCTTTCCCAAGAACAGAATGTACAGAGCTACTCGGTAATCTTTATGAGATAAATGCCGAAGTATTTCAATCTCGCTCTTTGTTATCCCTACGTGTAAATCTGCTCTTTTTAGTTGATAGAGTTGGCTTGTGTTCAATATCTTATCTAAGTCTTTATCATAAAATACTTCATTATGAAACTCTATCTTATCTAGATAATCTAAGATATTCTTTCTGACAAGTTTTTTAGGCAGACCTAAAGAGTAATAGTATTTTGCTAAAAGATAAATAGACTTATAATTAAATTCTTTTTCTGGATTAGTAAGAATGCGAAGAACCTCTTGTTCTTCATCTATGATAATCTTTTTAGATTTTTCTTCAGACAATATTCCTCCTACAAATCAAAGTTTTTTATAGAATACTTCTTGTAACAAAATTCTACTTCTCCATTGATATCTTCAACTGGAAATCTAAAGGTTCGTTTATTTCTCATAACATTATTCATAACACCATCTTCAAAGATGTCGTGTAGGAAATTTTCGTTTTTTCCGTCTCTATAGCAAAGAACAACAACCATATTTGTAAGCATATCTAAATCATAGCTAATCTCAAATACTTTTCCCTTTATGTATTCAAATACTTGTTGTTTATTTTCGAAGTCGTCTGAGCGGTATAAATTCTTTTTTATCTTATTATATTCTCGTATCAACTTAAGAAGGGGTTCTTTTAGAGAATCATCTTCACCAATTCTCTTATTCATATATACAGAGTAATCGAATTCATTTTTTCTAGATTCAACTTTAATTTCTTTTACTTTTTCAACCATGTATCTCGATAGACGTTCCATTACGGAATCGGAAGAAAGAATAAGGGGAGAGTATCTATCGTATTTCAAAATGACAACGGACTGTTCTTCTGTCGGATTAGAAATCAAAAGTAAATCATCAATTGACAATCCAAATTTTACCCAAGAATAAACATTGTATATTTTATGATGTTTTACGAATTCCTTATTTTTATACTGATAAAGATATCGCATAAAAAAAGGTCTCTTCTTTAGAAGTAACTCGTTGTGAAGTTCGTTATCTTTTATATTTTTAGACCATTTAGGTAATTCACTTATCTCTAGTCCCTTAACAGAATCGATAGATTCTCCCTGTAACTTTCGACACACAATAAGTCTATTCATTATTTCTTGATACTGTTTACTACCCTCGGTATAAAAAGGGAGTAATGCCGAAAGAGTGGTCGAAAAGTTGGTTATAAGCCCAATCTTAGTACCAAATGACTTCTCCTCTATTTTTGGAAGAACCGAATAATCAAAAGATGTTTTGGGAACTTTTCTTTTATCATAGGTTACGGGAATGCCACCATAAGTGTTATTGATTATTTCCTCATTGCTAGATGTCCAAATCATATCTCCATCATAATCAGAATCGGCAAACTTCATAATATCATTACCAAAGATATTTAGAACAACTCCACTAGTCAGGTGAGATAGCCACTTCTTCGATTCTTGATTACTTATAAAGTCCAGAGTGCATAATTCAGACCTCCAAGTTAAAGGACTTCTGCCAGCAGAAACTCTTTTGATATCTTTATCATTCCAATATTGACTAAAGAACTCTCCTTCTTTCAAGATACCAGAAACCTCAATTCCAAAAGCATGTTGAGATAAAGCATAAGGGTCAGCCATCATAAAACTATAGTGACCATCAATCATTATCTTACCGCTATAACTTTCTTTTATTTTTTTATTGAGGGTATTTACAATATGCTTTCTGATATATGGGTCTCGTATAACTCTCTTATCCAGAGACAATAACTTTAGATGATAATTATCAATTCTAGAGAACTCTATATTATCTGTATCGGTATCTCCAGTAAAATAAATAAGAGACTTATCAGCATCTAAAGAAGAAACATCCTCAAAATATTCCAGAGTATCCTTAACTAAATTCTCAATGTTTATTGAGTTTTTACAAACTTGAATATACTGGTAAGAAGTCCATATGTTAGATTTTTCTTTTTTGGGATTAGTTCTTGTAATATACCAATTCAATTTATTTTTTACTGAGTTAGATTTGTGTTCTTCCAGTGAGGAATAATAAGAACTCATCTTGAATTGACTCTCAGTAAGAATAACATCCACATCATCTATATTATGTATAGTTCCATATATGTCTGTGATAGTGCTGATATTGTTCTCTTGTGCAAAAGTCTTGAAGGGGAAAGAAACCAATAAGCCTTTGATATATGGCGCACGAATAATGAACTGAACAGCATCATAATCTAATCCTAAATCTTCCCGCCATTCCTTAGCCATATCCATACTAATCAAACCCATACCATCGAATACATTCAAAGTTACGTCCATAGTTTTTTCTTCAACGGTATTATCTGAATTTACAAAATGAACTAAATCATCTTTACGGGTTATCTCTTTGTCTTTGATAACAATATATCTTGGAGTTCTAACCTTTCTTCCTGCTGAAGAATATAGTCCAGTGTAAGCACCAAACTTACTCATACTGATTTCTTTAGACTTATCTACACCGTTTTCAAATATGGAGAATAGCTTATCGCTTAGTGATGATTTTACAAACAACACAGTTTTTCTTCTGAGTTGTCCCGCTCCAGCCATAAGGCGAACATATTTCTCACCATTGATAGATAGCCCATCTTTTACAATTTTTCTATAGTGGGCAACATGTTCAAACGTTACGCTAATTAGTTCTGGAACAAACAATAAGGAATCTATTTGAGAAGTAAGTTCCACCAGAGTCTTATAAGACTCTGGTGTTTTCTTCTTCCTTTTTAGAGAAGTCCTCTTTCTCCAAATTCGTTCTAGGTCGTTTTGAGAAAACTCTCCTCCTCGAACAATATCTATAATAGTATCGAGGAGTTGAGATTTTGATACCGATATAACGAAGTTATTTTTTCTAGCTGTATTCAAATCCATATCTTTTATTTTATAATTGTGCTTCTTTAGATATTGGCTTGAAAAACTAAAAATATAAAATTGTTGAAGTTTCTTCAATACAATCTCCTGAATTTTTATTCTCTCATTCTTTCATATCTAGCAATTTCTTCTGAACTCATTTTTGTCATTTCGTTCATTGGATGATAAGTTGGTTCTCTTTGTTCCGAAGGTTTTGGAGCGGGTCTAAATTCTTGAGTTCTTTGACTTTGCTGTTGAGGAAGTCTTGCTGTCAGATTGGAAGTCTGTTGAGGCATATTATTTCTCTGAGGATTATTGTTATTACCCCCTTGATTATTTTGAGGACGGTTGTTATTTTGATTATTGTTGTTATTATTATTCCCATTGTCATTCTGACCACCAGAAGTTCTCATGCTTTCAGGAATAGCCTTATTAATAATTTCCTTTAGAATTGGCATCCCTAAAATAATAGACATAGCAAGAGCTTCACCAACAGTAGAAATACCACCAATAAGAATTCTAAATAATAAATGTACTGGATAATTTGGAATATCTTTCAAGACCATAATTTGGTCAAATCTCAAATAGTCTGCTGTCATGGAGTCAAAGTAAACATCTAAACAATAAACGCCAAAAGCTATAACTCCAATCATCTTTCCTACTGAGACCGTTTTCTTATTGGTGTTTGAGCTTGCACTATATACTAATACCATGAGTGAAATCAAAAGTCCAGATGTAGCCAGAGAAATAAAAACCGAAGCTACCACGTTCTCATTGGTCAAGTACGTCATAACACCAGCACCAGCTAAAATATCAAATAAAATCAAAACCGAAACACACACAACTAAAATAGCCACAATAAACCAAAGCATACCAAACTGAATGTTATCTATCGTTTTATCCCAATCAAAATGTTTATTCAAATTATTTATTCTCCTTTAGAATAATATTATAAATCAGGGTCAATTGCTAAAACTGGCTCAGTAGCACCACCAGTACCACCAAAAAAAATATACAAGTCATTCGTAAAATCAAACCCCCATTGAGAGCCATCACCACTTACTCTAACAATCAAAGGGTTATTATAATATCTGAAAGTTTCAGTAGTTGTTAATCCCACACCTGTCCAATCAGATTGTTTAGCACAACCAGTAACCAACACCACTCCCGCAAAATCCGAGCCTTTGTATATTAGAAACCTTCTCCCTATATCGTTGGGTGACTTGGTAGAGACAAATCCAATATATTTATTAGACAAGAGAGTCTCTGTCTCTGTTTGTTGAGATTGAACTTCAATTGGAACGATAAATTTATCAGCAATCTCCCAACTTCTCACGGTAGTAATATCATATAATCTTTTCTGATTTCCGTTCAGTTGTTCGTAGCTAACTGGAATAGGTTGATTTGCACTATCCCTAATAAGGTCAGCATAATATATATACATCTCCGAACCTTGCTTATCCAATAGGTTATCAAATACCCCTAAAACATCTTGATACCCATACATTCCACTTCCTGTTAGAACAAACCCTCTCCACATTTGCTGTCTAACCACCTCACCGTAAAAAGCTAATTCAACATAACTTGAATCTTCGCTCCCATAAAGAGTACCGTGAGCAGTAAACATCTTGGGAGATGGTTTATAATAATTCAAGAACAAAAGCTTCTTGTCATCCTCACTTATCCCATCATCCGTTAGATAATGAAAGTAGAGTTTATCAAATCCCAATACCTCTTTATCTTGGGTGGCAAGAATTGTTTCATCCACAATTCCTTCATCCATAACAACAGGTGACTCAATAGTATAAGTTGGAACAAGGGTGTTTACAACAACCTTGTTATCAGGAACAGCCACATCTGATGAAGGATTCCAAAACCTAAAAAACAAAAACAAAAATAAACAAATTAAAACAATATAAAAACTCTTTTTATTTTTATTCAATATGTCTCCTTGATTATATACTTTGTTTATTCCAAAAATCTTCTATGTGCTTCGTCATGATTTACACCCTTCGTTAATCGATATATAAGTACAATTCGCTTTCCTCATCCTCAATATCATAAAACCAATCAGTAGGATGGTCATACTTATAATGTGAAAATTCTGTCCAGTAATATTCACCATTGTTGTGATTATATCCTTCGTTTTCCATATCTTCTACAAGTTGTTCCCAAAATTCATCTGACTCCTCGGAAGTCCAACATATATTGTCATCTAACCTATCTACATTTATATTATTAATTTTAGTCATCTTTTTTTTCTCCTCTATCAATTGTAAAAATAATCGATGGAATATCTTCTTTCTCACAAGATTTAATAATTCCATCGGTGTCCTTTGAAATCTTGGTTCTGAATACAATCAAAGAACACTCTTTAGTTTCTTCCACATATTCAAATAAATATTTTCTCCATTCTGAAGGATAAACTTTAAATCTAATTTTATTCTCAACACAAAATTGGCTAACCATCTTACATATGGAATCCTTGGAGTCACAAACCATATCTAATTTACTCAAAGGAAGAGCATTATCATACTGCCACTTCGCTATAATTTCCAACATCATTCTTGAGAACATATTATAATCACCAAAATCCTTACTTCCTGCTATCAATAATCTCATGTATTTAATCTCCCAATTCCCAATAATAATCAATCAGCTTCTTCATCCTATCCTTGATTGATTTCATCTTGATATTATATTCTTCAAGATTTTCTTCTCTAGTCTTATTTTCCCAATCGAACTTATATTCTTCCATCTCAACCATTTCTTCAAAGGCTTTCTTCAAGTCCATAATTACTTCGTCATATCTTTTTGCAGCTGTGTCTTCTTCAGCGTCAGAGTATTCTGTATTTTCAGTATCATCAAAAAATGTCATAGGTATACCAACTTTACTTCCTTTCATCTCCCCTAAAATTTTTGGAACATACTTTCCCAACCAATATCCAATGCCCCATGTGGCTCTATCGTCATATCCTTTACTTACCCTCTGATAAGCCCATCTAACTTCATCCCACACAGAATCTAAAATAACCCATGGTTCTTGCAGTAAGACATGTGGAGCATATCCAAATAGTTCGGCATCTATATTCCTATACCAGAATTCATCAAACCAGTAGAAGAAGGGATGTTCAACTTTGAATTCCTCGTTGAATATCTTGAACATCTCTTCTGCATTATCAAAGTGCCGCACTAACTCACCATTTTCGTCTAGTTGTGTAATCATTTATTTGTCATCCCATAATCAAACATCAACAATCTCCCATCTTTACTTACTGCACAATTTCTTTGAAACTCAATATCTATATCCATCAGGTCAAACTTATCTATACACTTCCTAAAGTCTTCTATATCTGGATGGTCTAAGATGAGATAACTATAATCAAACTCAATCTTAGGAACTACCACATATCTCCATGTGTCACAATCGTAGGCGAACTTACCTTTATCCAATACTGGAACAAAAAACTTAGCCCACTTAGTTTTCTTGGCTTTATTCCAAATCTTCTTCTCGGTAGAACATTGGTTATCGACAAGGGAGTTATCTCCTTTGACTACTATGTTCTTACCGAAGAATACTTTACGGCATATCCAGCTATCTATATCTTTATCAACTGGAATATGAGGATAAAGCCTTTCTCGTTCATAATATGCTTCGTTATCGCTAATCATAATAAATTCAGCCATAATCACCTCTTGAAATTGAATTAGAATTGCATAATTATAACATACCTTGAAATAAAAGTCAAATCGTATTCATATCAATTTGACAGATTTTGTCGTATATGATATAATTATGGATATCGGATAGTAAAAAATTTGGAGGTATCTTTATAAAAATGGCTCATATCAAAGTTTTCGATTCACCCCCTGGTTCTGGAAAGACAAGTTTTGCAATTGACCTTATAAACAAATCATCTAATGATGATAGATTTTTCGTAATCACCCCATTATTAACTGAAGTGGAAAGGTTTATAAAATCCTGCCCCAATAAGAATTTCATAGAACCATCTTATAGAGCGGGGACAGAGACAAAGATAAACCACTTAATTCAATTAGTATCTGAGGGTAGAAACATATGCTCTACACACGCCCTGTTACAGAAGATTACAGATGAACTTATTACCGCTCTCAGGAATAACAATTATACCCTCATATTAGATGAATCGTTCCAGGTCGTCAATAAGTATACCCTGTATAATAATTCGGATACCAAGTCTCAGGATGAACAAGAAAGACTAACCAGAGATGATATTGAATGGCTAAAGTCTGAAAACTATATCAAAGTAAATAGCGATTATCTTGTTGAGTGGGTGGATGATGATAGGAAGGTCGGTAATAAATATCAGCCCCTATACACACTCATCAGAAGGAATATGCTGTATCTCGTAAGAAATAGCCTGTTCATGTGGACTTTCCCATATGAGTTATTTACTGAGGGAATATTCAAAGAATGCTACATTCTAACATATCTTTTCAAATCCCAATTCCAACATTACTATTATGACTATTTCGGATTGAAATATGACACTCTTCATATTGAAAAGAAAGGCAATATTTATGTTGCAGTAAAAACAATAGACAACGATTATGAATTGGAATTCAAAAAGAAAGCCAGAAATCTAATAAGAATTGTTGATGATGAAAGACTAAATAAAATTGGAGACATAACTTCGGATTTGAGAGGCAGAAGAACTTCAACATCACTTTCAATGAATTGGTATAAAAACAATCCAACAGTTTTGAAAAAATTGAATCTGAATCTAATCAACTTCTTTAGATATGTTGCCCCATCTAAATCTGAAAAAAGATTGTGGACTACATTCAAAGATTATCAAAAGAAATTGAAATCACCATTGGCAACAAATAAAACATTTCTTTCCTTTACCACCAGAGCGACAAACGAATACAGAGAGAGGGATGTGGTTGCCTTCATGATAAATAGATATCCAAATCAATTCTACGTTGAATTCTTTCGCCAAAAGAATATCATTGTAAACAACGACCTTTACGCCCTCAGTGATTTGTTACAGTGGCTCTGGAGGTCTTCCATCAGAGACGACAAGCCGATTACTTTGTACCTGCCTTCAGAGAGAATGAGGAATATCCTCGTCAATTACCTCAACAATAACCCGATAAACTCACAGGAATACTCTGACTTCGACTACGAAGAATAATTCTACTATGTTTTTTTAAAAAAAGTATAGTAGAAAAAAAAATATATATCATAAAATATGTCATTAAAGGGGGGGTCGTCCTTATAGAAAGACATTTATATTATATAACTACCCTCAAATACCCTATAAGTCTAAACAACTTATAGGGTATTTCTATTTAAGTTGTCTGACAACCATAAAGATAGGCTCAAATACCAGTAAAAACAACAATCTCTATGAATCTGGACTTAATGACATATATTCTAACAGTAATAAAAAAATTACAATCAAAACAAAAAATAAATCCATTGTTTTTAATATCATATATCGAGGTATTATATTCTGCTGGCTAATACAATTTTAGATGATATTTTATAAAATCTCGCCAACTAATTTTTTATACTGAGTTCCACCTATTCAAATTGTTTTACTGAAATTTTAAAAAATATTTGTTATCAATTTTTTAAAAATTAAATTTTAAAAAATTACTCTCTCTTTTTTTTTTCTTACTGACAAAATATTTTACTGCTCACCTATTACAATCTAAACAATGTTCAAACATATTCGGGGAAATCTATTTTACAATCTCAAATATTCCTCTCGTAATCTTGCCAACACTTTAGTTTATATCATATATTCTGTTATCTTTTTTTGTATAAAAAACATGTGTGAGTATAGTAACTACTAGGTCTAATTACGATAATTCCTACCTAAATTATCCAAATAACCCCACTACTAATAAGATAATAATACTCTAAATACTCTTATTTGAATAAGACTATTCAGGTATGATATATAGGAGTAGTATAATCTTAACAAAAGTAAAAGTATATATTTGTCAAGTAGTAAAAACATATCGGTATTGACATTATATATTTTATATGATAGTACTATACAATGATACAATGATACAATTAGTACAATACACGCTCATATAATATACAATGAGTCAAGGTCGAATCATTACAGTATATACTACCTTACAAGATTGTAAGGTCTGATATCTGGCTCGGCACGATCTAAAATTCAGGATAAAATCGTACTAGTTAACCAATTGTATTGACTTTGGTTCTCCCGTACCTTTCATTTTTATAGTTTACTTTTCAAGAGTTAAATTTATACTCTTG